CAAATAAAGCTGTAATTTTGCACGCCGTAAACGAGAGACAAACCGCCGCTATAGCTCAGTTGGTAGAGCAACGCATTCGTAACGCGTAGGTCGCCAGTTCAAGTCTGGCTAGCGGCTCTAAAACGGGAACCTATTAATTATCTTGTATTTAATAACTTAGGTTTCCGTTTTCATTTACGAGATCTTCAATTTATAGATTAAAAAAAAGGAAAAATTGTCCAGTGGTGGACAAAAAAACTTATCCAAAACTTATCCTTTAAATTTTAATCTATTATGGCAACTATTAAACTTACAATCTTCAAAGCAAAAGTTTTAAAGGACGGAAGGCATAAAATAAGAATAGCTGTATGTCATAAGAAGGAAACATGTTATATTGTAACACGTTTTATAATCGACAACCTTTCGCAATTTAAGGATGGACAGGTAACAAAACGTCCGGATGCTTCAATTATAAATTCAAAACTAAGAAACATGATGAATGATATGCAGAATAAACTTGATGAAATAAAACATCAATCTCTTTATTCTTGCAAACAAATCAAAGATATATTAGTTTCTGACTCAAAAATAAAAGACAAACAGAATATTACATATCAAAAAGCGTGCTCCTTATTTATAGATGAACTAAATTCCGAAGGTAGGGAAAGTTATGCAGTATTGATTGAAAGGAGCTGCAGATACTTCACAGAATTTACAAGAGGAGAAATACCCATGTCAGATATAACACCCAATATTATTGACGGATTCTCAAGATATCTGAAAACGAAAAAAAACATAGGGAACACAACAATAGGAATGATGATGTCTCAAATAAAAGCGGTGATCAATAGAAATATAAACTCTGGTTCTGTGAGATACGAAATACATCCGTTTGCTTATAAGAAAATCCCTAAATCTCCAATTAAAGAAGTAGATATAGCCTTAGAAAGCCTTAATATGATAAGAAATAGTAATCCCAAAGAAAAAAAGTATATTGTGGCAAGGGATGTTTTTATGCTTTCTTTTTATCTCGGTGGAATGAACTTAATAGATTTGATGAATACTCGTTTTACTAGCGATAAAGTAGATTATGTAAGAATTAAAACGAAGCTTAAAACTGAAACAGAACAACATTGCTTACTTCCTATTACTGATCCAGCAAAAGAAATAATAGACAAATGGATAAACAACAAAACAAAGAAATTGGATTTCGGATATAAGTTTTCTTATCACAATTTCTCAAGATACATATGCAGGTCTATTTCTGAGCTTGCAAAGGAGGTAGGAATAAAGGAAAAAGTTGTATTTTATTCTGCCAGAAAGTCATTTGCTCAATACGCATTTGACTTAGGAATACCAGACAATGTGATAGACTACTGCCTTGCTCATTCAGATAAAAGCAGAGGCATTGTCAGGTACTATGCTAAAACGAGATTTAAGCAAGCGGAAATAGCTATTAAAAGAGTTATTGACTATATAAATAATCCAAGCAAATATAAAGAGTATATAGAGATGAAAGCAGATATAATGTTGATGAAAACATAAAGGCAGCCTAAAAAGCTGCCTTTTTACACAAAAACTGGATAGATCAAAAGAGGATGTATCCTCTGCTTTTGGTAATTTCATTGTTAGCACTGCAAATATACAAAAATGTGCATTATATTTCTTCCAATTTTGCTCTAAACTTCCGGAACATATCAATGGTCGGGTAAAAGGTTGGATTCTCCCAGTTCTTTGAGATCATCTGGATCATCTCCTCTATATGACTTTTGCAGTCTATTACTTTGATGCATTTGTCCAGGACCAACTCTCCTTCCGGGTAGGTCTTGTTATTTAATGTATTCTGCGCCCATGAGAGCAGCTCTCTGATCGATTCTTGGTCGTATTTGTTTTCTTCCATGATTTTTAATTTTCGGCAAAGGTACAAAAAAGCCCAGCATGTTGTATGCCGGGCAATTCCATTTTAAAAGAGGCGTTATAAATGGAAAGGAGCTATTTTTTCTTTGCATCTTTCTGATGATATAAAGGTATACTTTTTAATCCATCAATATGTTCATATAGATCATTTTCGATATGTTCGCAATGCATAGGATCAAGAACAAAATCAATCCCTTCACGTCTAGCCAATTTTGCAGCAGGGACAAAATCTGAATCTCCAGAAATAAGAACGATTTTATCTACAAAACCTTTTAAAGATAAAGAAGCGATGTCAACACCAATTTTCATATCAATCCCCTTTTGACGCAATTCATAATATACGTCATCCGCATTAATGTCATCAAGAGAAATCTCTTTCTTTAATAATTTTCTCATTGTGTTATCATAGAAAAGCCATCTTTTGCTTTCCTTAATATTACCTAGACGCAGAGCGACTTTTCTCTTTTTCTTAAGTTCGTTTATTAACTCACTTCTGCGGATAGCCTCTTCTGTTTTAGAAAAGTCTATACATTTATTAGAGACAGGATTATGTATCTTTTTGGCGAATGGTACACAATCATAATAAAAAATGCGATATAAATAATTATTTTTCCCTACATGAGAATGGGATATAGTATATAAATCATTGGCAATAGTTAATGCTGTCTTTTTGCCGGACTTATTATACATTGCATTATAGCGTTTTATAAAATACCCACCATCAATTAATATGGCAACTCTTATAGGGGTTTCTGTGTACGATGTATTTGGACGCGTTTTCATAAAATAAAAAAATGGCCTTTGGTTAGGCATGCCCATTATCAAGAGGGGGACAAACGTAAGCCAAAGGCATAATCATGTGCTGCAAATGTATGAATTTAATTTGTATCTGCAAAAGGTAGAAGATAAATTGCAATAAAAAATAGATTATTTTATATGTTTTACACTCATCAAGTTACAATATCAATTATACACACAAAGATATAACCCTTGCAATAATTGCAAGAGGAATCAGCCAATACAACCACCTTTCTAGGCGTTCCATAGCATCACAAGCAGGAGCCGGCAGAAATCCGAGTGATACCGGTCGTCGGCCTGTTCAAGCAATATGTCCAGCTTATCGTTTCTCATTTTCGAGCACTGTTTTTATTCGTTCTTCAGTAAATCCAAATCGGGAGGCAAACTTTTTGAAAGCCTGCAACCTATTGCCTGGAATAAGAGCATACATACTGTTGATAGGCGTATCACTCTTTAATGCTTTCTTAATTTCTTTATTCTTCATGGATTAGCGTATTAAATGTTTGACCTTGTTTTTACAGCAGTCACACTCACATAACAATGTCTTAGCATACTCCCATGTCTTTTCGATGATATCATCTCCGATATACTGAATTTCCTCCCCGTAAGGGTCTATACCGAACGCCTGGCAAATATGAGTAGCCATGTGCCCGCATTCATGCCGCCAGGACTTGGCAAATTCCTTTGGGGACGAAGTAAGGGCAATGACCATTACTGTTTCCCGGGTGCCGAAGTTGGAATAAGTAACTCCGGTATTCAAATTGCCGGAGCTAATATTCTCATACGCAGTACGAAGCATATCACCGTCGCAGCCGATGGAATGCATATTATCCAGTATTTCCTCTGTATAATATGTATCTACTGCATAATATACCATGCAGCTCCATTCATACTTGGGTAATGCAAACCGTTGTCGTATCATTCATCAAAGCACTTCGTCCCACTCAATAGGTTCTCCGGCAGCAATCATTGTCGCATACCATCTTCTCATCGTTGCCCCGTCAGGAGCATCAGGGTCATCAATTGTATCCTTTATATAAAGAGCCAAATGCGCTTCGTCAGGAATAGATGACTTCAGATAATCTGCCTTACCCATGTTGGCTACATAAACATAATCATATAGCGCATTATTTTCAAGCTTTATGCCATAGCGGGTAAGCAACTCATCTACTTTCTCTTTCGATATCGGTTCAATCCGCTCTTTTTTACCGGTAGAAGGATTAAGCTTTTTCATGAGCGACACTGCAAACTCGCACATTTTCTTATTGAAATGCCAACCGAAGTTAGACAAGTAAGCTTCCATTTCTTCCGGTCTTCTATCTCTTATATCCAAAGGTTCTCTCCTCATGATTAAATAAAGTTATAGGGAGTAGAAATGATCCACCCCCTAATTAAACATTAACGATAACGGGAATAGCGTCCTGTACCACGTACGCCGCGTCTTTCGCCATAGCCGCCACGACCGGAACCGCCACCATAATCACCACGTTCACCCATCTCGTCATAGCGGTCGTCGTCATCGTCATAATAACGTTCACGTCTTCCCATGCTTTCACCACCGGATAATTCTTCGATGCATTGCATCAGCTTACCACCGTATTTAAGCATCTTTTCAGCGTAGTCGGACATTTTCTCGACCTTGCTCTCGGAAATCTCAATCATCATCATACTATTGTTTTTTAGAATTGTTACTACCAGATGTCTTTTCAGAAGACTTGAAGAAATCAGCCATCATAGCCTTCAATTCGCTAAGTTCTTGCCGAAGCGCTTTATTTTCCGCTTCCTGACGCTGGCGTTCTGCAAATTCAGGATTAAGGACCTGAAGCATCTTGTCGCATGACTCTATAACGGAACGATGATGATCAACACTGCCCAATATCTCCGAAGAGCGGTTGCGCATGGCGGCAACTTCCGCATTCATCGATTCCCTTGAGCCGGATATTACCATATTCCCACCTCCGGGAAAGTTTGCATCAGCAATGTCAGACATTGCCGGTATCTTTTGGAAAGTCACCGTCTGCTCCCCGACCTTGATTGTTATATCAACCACCATTCTCGGGGGCTGCCCATAGGGAAGAGGTTGTTGCATAAACTCCGGCACAGGATTGGAAACCCCGGCTACAGATCCTACTTCTATATATGGAGTACCGTCCCTATGAAGGACAAAGAACTCGCTGTTTGTTCTTAAATTCTGAAAAGGCATAATTAATTAACTCTTTAAGGAGCGGGATTGCTCCCGCCCATTGTTGTTTTTAAACTACTCCGGTCATAATCTGCAACGTGTTGGTAGCACGGTCAAACCAGAACTCATACACACCAGTACCGGGAATGTCTGCCGCAGTCAGAGCTTCTCCATTATATTTAGTGACCGCCTGGGTAGCTCCATTGGTCTCAAACAGAACAGGAAGCGTGCCGGTTGTTCCGGTAGGTACCGCTTGGGCAATGTCGATGTATATTGTCCCTCTATACCATGCGTTAACAAAGGCGTGGTTGGGAAAGGAAAACACCACATTAGCAGTATTGACCGTTACTCCCGAGGTTGATATAGCCGCAGAACCCCTACGGTTTACAAATTGGAAAGGATATACTGCCATAATAGCCTCCTTCCTCTATTAACCCCAAAAGCCATTACCGGCAGCGTAAGGATTGAAACCACCATACAAGCCGTATTGGTATGCTACACAGTTGGGAACTGCCGCAATAGGACTGTAAGGAACAGTAACAGTCTCTGGTTGTTTACACTCGATTTTTGCCAGGCGCGAACTGAGATCACCTAAAGCAGCACCCAGAGGAGCTGTTGCCTGACCAATCATTTGCCCGAATGTCGATGTTTGATGTTCCTGTGATAACTGAGTTTGCAAAGCTGATTTAGCCTCACGAAGCGCATCGATCTTGTCCAGTAAGGCCTGATTCTGCATTGCATCCAGTTTCCCCAAAATAGCATTTGTATTTGCGGTTGCTCCGTCACGTAATGACAGGGTGTTCTGGTTGGCCGTGTTCACCAAGGTATTAGTCTGGTTGCAGATAGCCAACTGACTTTCATAGCCTTGCGTAGTAATAGCATTCTGCGTCTTGCAGCAACAGTCTGCGATTGCTTGTGCTATTTGACAGTTACCAGCTTGCACGGAGTTGATAATCTGCTGTGAAGACATCCCGATTTGGTTGCCTACTCCCTGAATCTGCGTCATGACGCTGTTGATAGACTGTTGAATTTGCTCTACAGAGCAATTCAAATTGGTAGCCAGCGTATTGATAGCCTGACCATTTCCCTGGATAGCACTCATAAGCAACTCCCTTCCTGCATCGTTGTTGATAAGATTAGGGATTCCGCCTGCGTTGTTGCCGCCGCCATTGTTTCCCCATCCATTTCCATTGTTTCCCCATCCCATAAGGAAAAACAAAAAAATCACCCATATAAACCATGATCCTTCCCCACCGAAGCCGCTATTGTTGTTCTTGCCATTCATAGCTACCAACAAGTTCGGATCAATTCCTTTCTGCTGCAATAGAGGAGCCAGCATGGCCATCATTCCACTACCGCCACCGTTCCCGCCTGACTCCGGGAAAACGTAAGTCTTTGTTTCACTCATATTGATATACAATTATAACACGGTCAATATTAACCGCATCACAAAAGTATATAATAGAAATACGGTAAATCAGAGCTCATTTTCAAGCGATTTGCGAATATTTTGCAGATATATTGCAATCATTTTGTTTGCCAGTTTACGGCTTTCAAAAGTAGATATAAGATAACGGATACTAGCGGATGTCTTGTGAAGCAAAGTCGCTATTTGTTCAGGATATAGCCCGTATTCAGTGAGGAAGAATACTACAATAGAACGGGCGTCAACAACTTCAGTAACTTTACTTGATGAAAGGATCAATTCAGTAGAAACTTCAGTTTCTTTCCCAACAATATTTAGAATCTCGGCAAAAATCTCTGACTTACACATAGTAATTTAATTTTTTGTTGTACTTTTGCCTTTGCCAATCGTACTCAGTACCAAATAAACAAAAGCATATATAGGAATGTTAAGGATATTATACCCCCGACACTACCTATGTATGCTTTTGGTATGCTAAAAAGTTCGATTGGCGTCAACTTTCAGTGTTGGGGGTTCTTTTTTACTCTATCCCCCAAAAGAGTTACATTTGTTATGATAACCGGCCTTCTACTTTACCGGATAACTTAGTGCTTAATAATCAATTAATGTCTCATTTTGTCCTCCTTTCTTAATAAACCTTTTTCCAATGGAAATTGTTATATAAATACAACTTAAACTTTTCATACCGGAAACGGTCTGTGAAGATAGTGCCGGTATTACCACATAAATAAATTATAACTTACTCCACCACCGACATACAATCCACCGGGATAGCCGTATCCAAATTGCAGGCCAAGGCCCCAGCGTTTTTGCTTCGGTTTAAGAGTGATGATTTCCTTTTCTCCGTAGACTTCCATGAAATCAAGGCTTGGCTTATAGCCGCTAACCACTGCACGGTAATTATCAGTCTTATACTCCTTGCTTGTAATCGGTATAATCACCGGAACCGAGTCGCCTTCTACGATTCTGTCGGTAGTGGTATCTACTATTATCGGTAAATATACCGTATCGGTACGCTTTAAGGTCTCCTTTACCGGCATAAGCACGATGTCAACTATAGTGTCCCTCACTCTTATCGTATCTCCTTTTACATAGACAGTCGAAGGATCGTGTGGATTACAACGCATCCACACGACCACGCATACAAGCAGGCAGACTAATATCCAAGGAAGAGATTTCATATGATACTTTCACTTGATGACCAATCCGGACCGGACAATAAAGTATTCAACTCTTCGCCTTCGTAGGTAGGATAAGGATAAATCGGATTTTCCGTTTTTTCTTCTTCATCCAATAATGGCAAGGTCATAATAGACGGGAAAAGAGCTTCGTAATGAACTATTTTCATGATTACCTGAGTACCGTCAACGCTCTTTCGTGGGGTCAGGTGCAGTTCGTCGAGTATCTCTTGCGGTATCGCATTTAGATTCTCTGAGGGGAATACAATGTATTTCATAAGCTTTGTTTTAATTGTTTTTGTTATAAATTTATGTATATAGGAAATGCGGTGAGTTTCCGTTATAGCTTATATGCAATTTCCCTCGCAATAGCACTATGTGCAAACTCGCTTGGGTGTACACCATCTATAAGTAAATATGGCAATGATTTGCGATTCACAACCGAATTGTGTGTCATGTCAATTGTTTCTATTCCGTAATACGCACTCACCGATTTTAATTGTGCAACAAATGATTCAAGAGTTCCTGTGTTTGGAAAATCGTTATATCCTAAGGCCCAATTTGTTTCTTCAGTGCCATAATCAAAATTATATCCATAGCAATTCAAAGGTAATATTACATAAATTTTACAGGAAGGATTGTCTGAAAGTATCTTTTCGATCACAAATGCCATATTTCCAAGTACCGAATTCTCAGTTGTTATACTTCCCATCATTTGGTTTCCTTTCCAATCGTTGATTCCGTATGCAAGTGTAACAATATCAGCATTTGAGAAATCAATAGTTTGCACAAAGTCTTTTGCGTTTTTCCCGTTTTCTCCATTCACATTCTTGATTAAATATCCTTGACCGCCTACACCATAATTTGTAAGCACCAAGTCGTTTCGCAATCTTGCAACCTTGCTCACCCAACATTTTTCCTTTATGACTCCGGATGTTGGGCTTCCGTCTTTCAAATAACTTATCCATCCTTCGGTGATACTATCACCAAGTGCAAACCATTTTATTGTATGAAAATCGCTCTCAAATGACACAATGTTATTTTCAATTACATCATCAAGTGTAAATTCACTTTTATCCTTTTTGCGGAAAGACAAACGAAAATTCATATTAGCTGGTACTATGAATTGTCCGCCATTTTCGTTAAATGCAAAATCTCCTTTATATCCGCCATCGTAATTCAATAATTTCGTTATGAATATTTCGCTTGTCTTTACATAAATACAAGAATTCCCATTTTTTAACAATGGCGTTATTGCTCTAGTATTTTGGCCATATATATATGGATCACCATTACTATTTATATCTTGACCAATTAACAAATTGTCAGCAGTCAAAATGTTACCCTCAATAAGTGTTTTTATTGTATTTTGTGTATGTATTTTTTCAATTTTATTGTTGATTTCATCCAATTCATCAAATACTCCAGACCTCATTTCCGTCCACACGTGAAATAATGTTGGAAAACGTTGTTTGTCATTATCCAAAACAAGTAAATAAACATAGCGGACATCATTTGGTAAATTAGATTCAAATCTTTTAAAAATCGTCTTGCGTGTATTCCAATTTTCATCATCAGAAAAGTCAGCCGGTTTTGATATATCGTATGACTTTAGACCTGCACACGTAATAGAATACTCATCTGGAGTATTGATTTGAATTTTTAGATTGCGTACGTTTTCAATAGGAATAACGATATATTGATACGACGGATTATCAAGGCTCCCCCAATTACCATCTGATGTAATAAGTCCATTGTGCCTTTCATATCCGTCTATATCTTTTATTTCATACAAAACTCCATATAATGCTTGTTCTACTTCCTTAAAGTTCCCATCTATCCCTTGCGCAATGACTCCCCACGACTTTTCGGAGTCTTTTGCTATGTCAAATATCTTTTCCATATTATTCGTTTTTAATTAATGTTTCATTATTTATTAAAGTCTCGTTACCTAACATTGTCAAGTAGCTGGAGATAACTATGTTAATCTTCTGAGGTGACTTGGTGACCTTAAATCTATATCTCCAGTATGTTTCATCCTTATTGTACATATCCACCTCTTTGCCATTTACAGACACACTAGATATTTCATCTGTGGCGTTAACGGTTTGTATATTAATTTGTATTACACTTCCAATAGGAATGTAACTGCCTTTAATTATCTGATCTCCCGTGGAAGTTATAAAATATAAGATTCTTAGATAAGGGATGTTACTCTTTACGATCGGTCTGAACTCAATCATATCCGGATAAAGAGTGCCTGCCTTATACTTTCTCAATTGGCGTTCAAGGAGGAACTCGGAGAGGCTGTAGGGGAAGAGCATCAATGACCATAATGCGAGTTTAGAGAAACGAGAATCACCGTCTCTAATCGTTCCTAGCCACATAGAGTCAATATCAACGCCGGAACCGGATACTATAGTCTCCCCGTTATAACTATATTTAGTTTGATAAGTAAATGATTCTTCGTTCAACTTATCGTTACTCATCAACGAGTTAATTGTGCCAAAAGAAAAGGTGCTAGAGCGAGAAGGATTTCGATTAAACGTCTGCTCTAAAATAAAAGCACCGTCATTACCAACTTTAGATTTAGAAACAATAGAGCCAGTTTCAGTACTTGTTACAGAATCACCATATAACCATTTACGAAGAGCACAAATAGTATAGTCTTTCAAAACAGGCAATCCGGTAGCCTTGCCGAAGTCGGAGATGCCGTCAAGGCAGAGAGCATTCTCGATGGTGGGGAGGACTTCTAACGTTATATCACAATCGAAATTAAATACTCCTTCTTGAGCAGAAGATATTGTAAAACCTACCCATATATTACTTTGCAAGGATTCTGTTGGAATAAATGATTTAGGCAATTCATGAACACCATTACCTACACTTAAAGAACTTCCACCAGTAGCATTTTCAGTTTTTAAATATAAATACAGTAGTTTACTATCTCCTTCAAGTCCACTAATTTTAATTTTAAAAGAAGGTATTTCTTTTTTGTTAAGTATTTGTCCTTCTCTTTTTACATAACTAAATAAGAATCCATTATTTGCATGTTCAATATGAGTTATATGTAATTTATTACCATTTATATTGCCAGTAAAATTATATATTGCATAGGTCTCCCAAGTCTTATTAGCTCCGAACACAACAGGATAACTATTGATACCACTTTCTCCTTCCCAAGTAACGTTATTCAACTGGACATTGCGACCTCCTACAAAGTCAATCAACTGATCGTTAAACTCTGCGTGATTATCATTAGTGATGCCCTGCTTCTTTATGTTACAGTACAACTGAGGTTTGATGATCTGTCCGGGACGATCAAGGTTGAAGTAGGCGATGATCTGATTGATTTCGTCGGTGGTTAGGACTTTGTTGGCGATAAAGCCACCTGCGTAGGCGACTTGAGATGTATCTATAATTGCACCACTACTATCTATAAATCCTTGCACACTAAGCTTTGCGTTTGATATCTTCCCATACGTACCTAATCTATAATCTTCTTTATCTCCTAATATATTGTTTATTACTGAGGAATTGCTAGAAATAGGACTTTGAATATTAAAGCATGTATAACCGTATATTCCTGTTTTATTAAGAGAAACTCTAAGCTCATTTCTTACATATCCAATATTAGATTCTCTGATATAATTAGTTAATGGAATATCTGAGATGCCACGTAAGGATATCTGATGAATAATACTCACCACCGTAATCTTATTGCTACCCTCCAACATCTCAGATACAGGTTTGACGGACTCGATTATGTCGTCTACTCCGTCTGTACATAGCCAGCCTTCGAAGTCGGTTCCCGGTAATCCATATCCACTGCCCTCCGTAAATCCGAAGTTCAGCAGGCGCATGTCGTTCCCGTTGCCGGACAAGTCCTTCAAAACTGTCCGGTCGGGGTCGTCGTTGGTCTTGCCCCAGGTGGAGATGGCCATCTTGACATGGCTGAGTAGTTCGGGGTCGATGTAGGGACGGGCAGAGTCCGAAGAAGCTCCCGGAACTCCCAAGCGTATCGCATTCATGCGAATAGGATCAAGCCCTATCGCATCAAGCTTAATTGGATTTAATCCTATTGCGTCCATTATTCTTCCGATTCAAAGATAGAAGCCTTTACCGGTTCTGTTTCACATTCGATTTTGAGATATTGCCCGGGGATAAGGCCGACGATCGGACGAGCGAATTTCTGATCGTAATTTCTACTCTCTGCAACAGGGAAGTTTTCTCCGTCGTAGCTTATATACACCCAAAGCTTACCGCCTTTTTCAAATGTAATCTGCAATCCCACTTCCGCAGAATTTACCTGAACGGCATCGCTTACATAATTCTTCTCACCCTTTGTGAAGGTTATAACTGTTGATTTCATGATTGTTCCTCCTCTTATTATGATTCAAATTTGATATCGTTAACTCTGTTCAACCATCCGCGTTTGAACTTGTTGTTTGCGGGACGCTTCCGGCAGATATCTTCTATAAAATCGAAGCGGGCAATCTTGATACGATCGAATAACTCGCGTGGATTCTTAGAATTAACTGCCGCTATAGTTTTTGGTCCGACAATTCCGTCCGGCATTACACCAACCAATTCCTGCGGAATCTTGATACCATGAATACCGGAGGCCCATATCCAATCAACTAAAATATTAGCGACCGACTGAGACTTGATCTCGTCTGCCTTCCATCTATCCCAGTACATAGTTTTCAATATCTCTGTCCATTCCTCCTTGGAAAGATTCTTTAGTCTCTCTATAGTCGGTTTAGGATAGCCTTTCTTTCTACAATACGCCTCATAGGTAGCGATTGTTACACCCATATTAGTAGCACCTCCCAAATCATCCGGATCATTAACGAAACCGCCTTCCCATTTTAGAATAAACGGTGCCAATTTCTTCACATCTGCCATATATGTTTCCTCCTATAAAATTAATGTTAATACTCCCAACGCCAAACCTCCGCAATCACAGATAATATCCTTGATGGAAAACTCGCTTTTCTTACAATACTTGTCGTATATTTCCTTCAGAATAAAGATCGCAACGGTTATAGCGACCGCTAACCATAGCGGAATATATTTTGATAGCCACATAACCAAATTCTGGCATACTATAATGTGGACCATGCCGTCTATGCCTATCATGGATAGAAGCTTGCCGGCTAGTGCGCTGATTTTATTTATCATATTCATTTTCTATTTTATAATTTATTACTTTTGCAAAAAATGATACACCTATGGATATTTCAGAATTAATAAAAAGCTATAACGCTGAACAAAAGAATGTATTTACAGGATTTTGCATACAACTGCCACTATGCTTTTCTATTTTGTATTTATATATACCAGAGTTTAAATCTCTCGATGTATATTTGCAAATCATATTTACGGCAACTTCTTCTATATTATCCATTTACTTTTCTTTTATATGGTTATGTCTATGTTCTTCTATATCAAAAAGAAGATACAAACTAGAAGCCTTTATACTAATTCTTCCCATATTAGTGACATCGTCTAAATTACTTATATCTCCTTCAGATTACATCCTAGGATATGAACATGCTTTAACTACGTTTCTTCAAGCTTCTGCGATTCTTTACACTCCTTTTGCCATTTTTGGGCTTATTCTCCGCAAATGCATAGAGTATGATAAAAAGCAAAAAGGGAAGAACATAAATAATAGTGTATAAATTCATACTTACTTCTCCTTTTCTATAATCTCCTTCACATCTTCTTTATCAACCTTGAACACCTTCTTTCCAAAGACTCCCAAAGCTCCAATTACATTTATATTGATCCCCTTTGGTTTCAATATATTGCCGACAATCGAACATCCTTCGATGAAGCATACCAATAAGCAGGAATATACATCAATAGGATATTCACTATGACTTGCTACAGTGATCATGCAGACCATGCAGACAAAAGCAAAATAAGTAACCATCTTTCCCATAGTCGCACGAATTGCACGAGAGAATCTGACTTTTTCACCCATTAGCATACTTTTTCTGACACCGAAGAGAAGGTCGCACAGGATTACCGCGCATGATACAATCAGCCACGGAATCATATTCTGCAATGACTCGGAAACAAATGCGGTAGCGATTGCCGCAAATCCGCCTGTAGTTGTATGTACTATAGCTTCTTTCATAGCAAACAAGTCAAATAAACGGTTAGCAATGAAATTAACTCAATCCAGAACATCGATTTGCATGCCGTCAGGTCCCATATAAGGTTTCCTGACCAATTCTTGATTACAAACGTTATTGCGTAAATCAGAAATGCAGCCCATAGCAGCAGCCAGTACCACGAATTGCATCCTACCCATATCTGGGAGAATACAAGCGACATCACCGCGCCGGCTATATGAGCTTTCTTGTGCGCTCCTCTAAAATTCGGGGATACTCCCAACACGATCATTCCGACTACAGAAAGAAAGATCAGGAACTGACTGTTTTCTGTACTTGCATCCAATGCGGCCGGAAGCAACAGCAAAGACGGGAGAATCATGCATATACCGAACCAATACCTGTTACTCAGAATGTAATAGGTATCGGAAATAGAATAAGGGATACCCTTTGTCTTGTAAATCATCACACCAACATAAGATGCGAAAACCAATAATGATAGTAGTGTCAAAATCATAGTTTTATCTGTTTATAATGAAAACTCTAGTTTATTCGGATAACCGGTCTTGTAGTTGTAAGACTCGACTTCCTCTCCCGTCTGCAATCCCCGAACTACAGCAATATGCTGCTGCGTCACATTATAGCAATCAAGAGCGTATAACTCTAATGAGTTCAGCATAAGGAGAGCACTTGAAACAGGTATCGTATACTTTACCGCATCAAACCATAAAACGGTATCCAGTCTTCCGGCCTGCTTCTCAATATTGATTGAATTAACAAGACCTACGCGGTCCTCTTTGGTAAGCCACATTCTCTTTCCGGAGAGAGTGAATGAATTCACAGCGTCTGACTTGTCATAAGCATTAATATCCGCTATCTTCATCTCTTTTAGTTCATCAAGGGTATACTCATGATCAACCAATACGGGATAGCCGCTTTCGTTCTCCTTTATTTCCTTTCCGGATGACTGACCGTCCAGCAACTCCTGCCAGTATTCTTCCGTTATCTCTACTGAACCTTCTTGTGGCTCATCGTAGAATCCTTGTTTCCAATATTTTGCCATAATATTATTTATTTCCAACGCCCAACGGCTATCCAATAAAAAGGATTAGTTCCCGCGCCAGTACCATTATTATCCCCAACGGTATATCTACTACGCATTCTAAAAAGGTTTGTACCTACCGATATTATAAAACCAGTAACAATATTCATACCGCTGCCCGGTTCGTAGTAGGTAATCACAGGAACATAACTGGTATTATAAAATGATAGTGGTAAATACACATAGGTGTCGTTGCTTGAGCTTGACTTGTATCCCCACTGAATCAATAAACCATTATTAAACTTAGCATATCCGTTCATGCCCAAGGATAGAGTCATAGCGTTAGACAAGTCTGCCTTTGCCAAGTTGGGAATCATGTTCAGTAATTCTACAACTCTATCTCCTGTAAATCCGCTATTATAATCACTCATGCAAACTCTTTTTTAATCACATTAAACGTACTTCCATCCGACAGCAAGAAACGTCCTTCAGCAACAGCAAATGCCTGTCTCTTGCCTATCTGGGAGATGGTAGTGGAGACAGATGCCTGTACTCCACTATTAGTTGTCCTAAACACAACAGTCTGCTCCCTGTCGAGTCCTTCGTTGGCAACATCGCTTGACACGCTTGCGGTTCCATTTGAACCGGGAGTGATAACGATGTTGCCTTCTCCTTCTTTCCAAGGAATCTGCATGCTCATTATGCGGCAGTCCAGGAAGTGTTAGACGTAACATTGACGGATACAGCAGATCCACTCTGAGGAATAGTAATTTCCGCCGGAGAAACAGACAATGTAGCATCACCAGCAGCCTGTTTGATAGCAATCTGAGCAGCCTGTCCGCCATTGGCCGTCACCTTTAAGGTTCTAATGACCTCTCCGATAGTATCGTTTTTAGGAAACTTCAACTCGATAGAGAAAGGAAATTCCGCAGTAGCCCCCGGGTCACCGGTAATAGTAGCCGCATTGTTAGTCTGAGTTCCATTCGCGCTATACTTTGTAGGCAAGGTAACATCCGTTACGCTTCCCGACCACGCAAACGTCAACTTCGAAGAGTTTGTTTTACCCTCGACGGTCACTGTTCCTGCTGTTTTAGGAGCAGACATCTCAGAACCATTATCAAAGGAAGCAAACTCAGACTTCGGTGACTGAGTTACCTTATAGGTCGAAGGAGTGGATACACCGACACCGGTCACCGTTACTGTTCCTGTACGAGCAGTACGCCCAGTGTGAGCGTCTGCGCTATTTGCAATTGTCCCGTTACCTGATCCGGTAGACGGATTTAATTTTAACCAACTAGGTTTTGCCATAATACAAAATTTAAATAAAACAAATCAATTAACTATATCATTCTTCCTGCACAGCATGCCATACCACATTGGACAACACATCGACGTTATCCTCAAAGTTGTTCGAAGGCATCAGCCATATGTAATCAGGGTCAACTTTTAGATAAGCCTGTTTACCAACATCACAGACAACCCCTATCGACACCTTCATGCCCGTTGCCGAAGCGGAAACCTTCATCTCATCAGCTTTGGCCGAGACATTTCCAATGCCGTTGACAGCCTCGATATGTACAGATATGCATCCCATTTTACACTGTCTTTATACCGGTATTCATCTTATCTACCTCTACTCTTGTTCCGCCTTCATAGTCGGAATCAGGAAGGTAAGCCGTAGTCTCCAGCCAGATTTCCCCCGATCCGATAATCTTAGTGTCAACATAGCAGCTGTAGCTGTTCTCATTAATGCGTACCATCTGAGACTTCTCTATCACCTGTGAGGCGGAGAAGACAAAGAAGCGGCATTGGAAGTCCACATCATCCATCGTCAGTCCTGAAGGGAGGTCGATGGAGATTGCCAACTTGATTATTGTACCTTTTGCTCGCATATATATTATCTTGATTCTTTGTTGTTATACATTGAACAAAACTCAACTACTTGGAGAAGTAAAGTTTAAACCACCAGTATTAGGAGCGTCTTTTCCACTATACACGTTGAGCATAAATAAGAATAAATTAATATCGTTATAATAGACTCGCATGCTAGTACTTGATGTATAAACTCGATCTACAAACCATATACCCAGTGTTGCACTTGTTCCTTGAGTGTTTAAAATAGGCTCAATCATGGCAAAATTATCACTATGACCGACTACGTAATATTTTAATTTAGAACCGTTCCAATGAGCGATCAACCTTATAAATGACCCTTCCGATCTCATATAGCACGTCCTAATTTCTACACCTTTGTAGTGTATACCTGTAGCTGAGTAATTAGTATCTCCTCCACCTTCCCTATAAATATTTGCACTACCATCAAATGATCGGGAAGCAGTACTTACAATTGTGAATTCAACTCCATCAAACTTCTTATCATTAGGCAAACGCAAGGAAGAAGTTCCGCTAAATAATATGTTCACTTTACTGTAAGCAACCTTGTCGGGATCTACTGAAGTACCATTAGCTTGTATAGGAGTATTGGTCGCAAATCCATATACATGTCCCCCATTCGAATATTGATCCCCTGTTTTAAGATTGAATGCCAGATTAGGTTTAAAATTCCCACCCTGCGGATTTTCCTGATTAAATTCTTGATAATTGGAGGTTGGATTCCCATCAGCATCTATTCCTTGTTGAGAGAACATAAAGTCTCCTTTAAATATAGCCTGTGAAAGATGTGCAAAATCTTTCATTGTAATTGAATCTGCCACCACACTACCCTGAAACTCATACTCTTCGGATATTGGGTCAAGTTTAAATACAATATTTCCACCCACAAGAGCAAAGATTCCCGTTCTTTTCTCTCCATCGACTGTAATACAATCTCTTCCTAATGCAATACCGGTCAGTTTCCCACCACTATCCTTTGTACCGGAAAACATCTTCGGAGAAACGACATATTCGCCATCTATCAGTGTCTTATTATTATCCCATCGTTCTACCCAAGGAAGGAGATTTGCATCCTCTCCCGGTTTGCCATCTGCACCCGGTTCGCCGTCCTTCCCGTAATGACCAAAGAGACGATAGTTCTTATATTCTCCCCACTTTCCATCCTGTAGAGTACGTTCACAAGTATACTCATAAGGATAAGTTTCCGATGCTCCACGAGGATTATCCACCCACCAGAGCACATCTTCCCAGTATGCTTCATTGGTCGGAGCAATCCCCGAATGCGCCTGAATAGCTACCTTGTATACATTATTGTATTTTACTATGTTACCTGCCGAATAGAATTTTGAGCTACTATATTCAGGAGCATCACCAATATATTCGTTAACGTATTCGTTTGATGTCGGGAGGTCAATAACATTACGCTTAGACTTTGCAAGCAGGTAAACCTGCTCCTCGGTCTTGGAGTCCGTTGGGAATATGACAGGTTCGCTCCAGGAAGGAGTTGTTTTACCATCAATCACTGCAGTGGAATACCAACAGGTAGTAGGATCGAGCATACGGAACTTGACTCTGTCCTCGTTACTGCTTGTGCTGCCGTCTTTCGTATATACAATCTCAACAAAGTGACTGCCGGCTGTAGGCACTGCAATATCCACCACCGCATTGGTTACTCCACTTCCCTCCCAGGCATGTTCGTTGTCCATGCGATAGGACGTATCAAGGGCTTCTACGATACCCTTGTCGTAGTTCTGCTCGGATGATACATCAATCTCTATATGTATCATCTGATTAGCTCTTCTTGTCGTAAATGACACCCTTTGCTTGTATGTCGAGGAATGAGATGTAGGAGATGGAGAGACATAGTAATCACCGTCTTTTGTAAAGTTACCCGAATACGAGAAGGTAATATCCTCCCGATCCGGAGAAAGGGACCATCCTGCCGGATTTGTACCGGTAGGCGTAGCAGGCTTTCCGAAAGCATACTTATACCGTAGTTCCGTATATTTTCCCGGCAATCCCTTGAATCGTATAGGATCACCCCATGTGCCGGAAGAAGCGCTTGAAGCGACCTTCTGAGAAATCCAGACAACATCTTTTGTAGCGTTAGTATGCCATCCTCCGCTTGTCCCGCTTCCGGTCGGACGGGATGGCTCATCTTCGCTGTCATGGTATGTAATGAAAACACTCAGGCCATCCGTGCCGTCAGTACCATCTGTTCCGTCCTGACCGTCCGCAACCATCAACTCCCAAGCGGTGCCGTTATAGATATAGACGATACCATTACTGGTATTGCGATAAGCCCAGTTTTTTTGAGGATTGGCAGGAGCGCTTGATAAATCCCCTTTCCACGTAATACTGAGCCCGTCTTTACCATCTTCACCATTTATACCGTCAAGCCCCTTCTTCCCGTCTGAGACAACAGCAATCGTTTCGCGGTCGATCAGTACTACTCCCGATGTTTCATTGTAAAGCCGGAACTGTATCTTATCTGTTATCCCGGAGACGGATATTTGCTTATCCGGAGTATAGCTAGTCGCATTCCCTGAGTCTATAATATAATCCATTGAGTAGCCAACCGGCAGAGAGGATACGACAGTAGAAGCTCCGTCGGTCTTCATTACCCGGCAGGATATATTCGAGACATCACTGTTCCCGTCAGCATCTCTCTTTATGATATTGGTCGATGGCTGAAGCGAGTAAATGACCGCGTTCTGACCATTTGTTCCGTCGGTCCCATTCTCTCCATTCTCCCCCGGCTTCACTTTGTTTATCGATAAATGCAGGGTACGTTCATATTGAGAACCTTTGTATGTTACCCGTCCCGTTATGGGTATACGAATTACATCAGCCACCGTAGCAGTAATAGCTGTAACCTTAACTATCCCCGTGCTACGATCAGCCGTTGCTGTCACGCCTGTAATGCTACCTACAGAAAGAGAATCAAGAGGAAGCTCGGTTGTTCCGTAGAACATAGAGAATGTTGTTGTGATGGGCAAACCGAATACCACTGTCCCGTCCAGAGAGCAAGCTACAGACTGCATTTCATCGTCAAGATCAGCAGAAATACTTCCTTCGCCGTCAAGACCATTCTTTCCATCCTCAGTCATCACATACCATGCGCCATCCTGGTATACGTAGCATTTCTTGTCGGTAGTATTACGATACCAGTATCCGTTCTGAGGATTTGCCGGAGCAGAAGAGAATTCCCCCATAAAAATGAGGCTTGTACCGTCTTTACCGTCAGTACCCGGTTTGCCATCCGTACCGGGCTGTCCATCTTTACCCGGTTCGCCCTTTAGATTCTCCTTTGCTTCCTCGTCCAGATTATCCCACGTTAGAACCACTCCCTTCATGGAGCACACATATTTTTTTTTCGATGCGTCCCAATACCACGAAATGGCACCTCCGGCTATGTGACCTGATCTATCTGTAGCAAATCGGGCTGATCCGTCTCCAAACTCAGCAGTACCGTCCGGATAGATACAGTAAACGACATGCCCTTTAGAGTCTGTACCTTTGATCATACCATTTTCGCAATAGAAACCCTTAAGCCCGTCTGTTCCGGGAATATCACCGCCCATACGGATTTTCGTACAACCGGCAAAACTCTTGCTGTTGATACCAAACAGAATATCGATTGCAGGCTGTCCACCTTCATCGGCATGCAGATAGATCGCACTCTGACGATTTACATCCTTCGAGTTACCGAACTGGACAATCTCATCACTGACAGCCGGAGTAGTCATGCCCGACAATGCCGGATCAACAGCCTCCATGCCGTCTGTGTAACCTACACCGCCGGTGAACTCACTGACAGGTATGACGATTGTATCAACACCGTCAATCTTGCGTATCTCAGATATCTCGACCCAATAGCCTTTAAGAGTGCCATTCGTCCAATCCTGGCACCGGATGAAATCGTGTGCGACAAAAGACATCTCATCCTCTATGGTGACCAGCCAGTTTTGTCCGGACTCATCCAGCGTGGCAGTCTTTATACGGCCGCATGCCTGAGTGATACCCAGTGCACCCTTCACCGCGCGGATCTTCTGAATAAGAAGCTCAAAAACGACCATTGTCTCGCGAACAACAAGACTGTCTATCTCCAGCTTCCATTTGCCCTTGATATACTCCCACAGCTTCCATCCATGACCGGCAAATCCGGACACGAAGTCTTCGACGTATTCCTTTACGCCGTTCGACAACTTACGTCCTGTCGCTTTCACAGAACAAAGAAATCCGTAGAACTTACCGTTACTTAGTATTGCCATATTATTCTAATTCTTCAATCAATGAATCTTCAACTTCTTCTATCAATTCTCCGCCACGAACTACAAGGCCACCGTTAGCTGCAGAAAATCCTTCCGACACAAATCCCTTACCGAAAGTTATCAATCCTTCTGCTTTGTCATCTTCAATGCTGCTAAGGGAGCGACGTTCAATCTCATCAATAATTCTTTTTGCCGAAAATGTATTGCGATCCGTAGGAACAGTCTTGTCATTCAAACCAATGAGATATATACTCGTTCCTCCACTTCCTGACACAGAACCGGTATATGCCTGTCCCTTGTATGTAAGAGAATCAAGTTTGCTCTCTATCTCGCCTATACGCGAATATGAGGCAGTCTCTCCAACCGTATAAATTGGATGATCGTAAGGAATATCCAGCGGCCACTCAAAACCAATTATTCTGGATTGTCTGCTTTTAGGAAAGAAAGCCTTATTGATCAAGTTTACTTTGTCTCCCACCTCATAGGTGATAACATTCCCATTATTATAGATGAACTCAGGGTCCATATCACAATCGTAGGTGGAAGGATCAATCATAGACTTTTTGACATAGTCTTTTGCCTTTTTCAATAACTCATCTTCGGCCTCCGGAATCAATTCTTCTGAGACATAAGCCGTATCAAAACCATAAAGAACATATGTGTCAGAATCAGCAGGAAACAAAATGTCATCAGGAAGGTAACGGCCGTAATCCTCATTACGCACAATTTCGAAAGTGGCACCGGAATCATCACTCTCCTGCAGAAGTAACTCAAAGTCCAGGCCGGCGAGTTTGCCCGTCTGAAAGGTCAAGCGGAAACTTTCTCCGTCCAGCCGGAAGTCATTTGTAAAATTCTTCAACCCTGCATCCTTGAACGTATAGATACGATACTTGTCTCCGGTTGGATTGTCGTCCTCGTCAAGTTCATCTTCCTCCCGGTATGTTACATTTGATAATGTGCCGACATATTTGGGATGTTCATCTTCAAAGATGACAATTCCCTCTACAGCTTCTTCCTGCGACATCTCCACATTATTATTGTCATCATAATGAGTTTCACCAATGTATATACGTTCTCCTGTAGGACTATAACGGTAAGCATCCACATAAGGAACTTCCTCCGGGAGCATAAGACGTTTCTGGACCACACCATTTAAAGTAAGCTCCTTGTCATCTTTACTAAAGTAGCTGTCAGGCACCTTTCCCTTAATGATGTTGTCAATTGTATATCTATCACCGAGCGAGGCCGTTACTCCGCTAGGTAATTGTATTACGTTAGCGGAATCACCGATTAAATGGTCCGGATTATATACACAGGAGAATGTCTTGCCCGAATTTAGTCCGGAAAGAAAGGTCACTGTAGCATCTGCTGACGATCCTTTGAATAGAGTTATATCATACGAAACATAAGCCGAGAAAGAATCATTCAGAATAGAGGATTCACGGGATGGGACATGTGCGTATATCCTGATCTTTAAATCAGTAACATTTCCTTCAATCTGCAAAGAAGAAGCGACAGCAAACACAGCAGAGACTTCGTACTGCTGCTCTTGGGATAAGGTAACCGTTTGATTACCTATAGAAACTTCTTTAGTTACACCAGATAATTTATAAACATAAGATGCCCTCAAAACATAATCACCGGCAGGAAGAAAAGAACGTCCTGATCCGATTGAAGGAATAACTGTGGATACATTAATTGATATGCCATCTCCTGATGAAACCTTATAATCCCCTGCAGGCAATGAAGCTACGATATCAGTGTCATGCGTCCATTCTACATAAGAAGCAGTAAAACTGCCACTACCTATACTTTCCTTTACCGAATACTCTTCTTTGTGAACGACGCGACTTGGGAAATACTTTACATCAAGCGGTCTTGCCGTATCGGATATTTCCCTACCGTTTGCCTGCTTGACATCAAAAATAAGATTCTTACGGTAAGTAGAAGGAATGTTTCGCGTTGAACCAAAGGCATAAACACGAGTAGCGAAAACCGTCTGACTATCGCTACGCTGCATGGAGCTTACGTTTACATCCTCAGTATCTGTCAAATCTCCGGCCTTGAAATCTACGGGAGAGCTGTATTCGCAACGTCCGAAATGGATTGTCTTATCAGTTATCCACCATTCACACTCCCATGTCTCCGCCATTTGGGTAAGGGCATCAATCAGGTTTACGCTATCATACGAAACGAGCTTGGAAGTGTTTTCAACCGTAGTATCAATCTCATATTTAAAATCCTCTTCTCTATATTTGTATCCGAGTGATTTCAGGTTATCAAGGAATACTTTAAGATGAACGTCAAGAGTGGCTGTCAGGTTCCAGCTCGCCTCGCGACCGGTACTCTCCGGAGTATAGAAAAACTTCTTGTTTTTCCACTTCCAGTAGTAGGCGTCCAGCCGGAGTTCGTAATCATAACTACCGGTCGTAGAATTATAGGTAGGCTTGTACAAGTCTACAAGCTCAAACATGCCAATTTCGTTATCTATACCATCTCCTAGTTGAAAGTAGATAGGATCTGCAAGAGAAAACTTCAAAGTTATATAGTCTTCCTTCATCAGAAGAAAGTGTCGCTTTGATCCTTCGTTGATAGGAGTAGAAAAACGAATGTTGCCGGATATGTCTTTGATGTCTATCATAAGTTTCGTATACCTTCATACGATGTTTGATACAAAAATACAAAAAATGACATTAAAAGTGTCATTCTAATCGTTAATATTTCTATCCATAGGATTAGGTTCTACTATCTTTAATGAAAAGTGGGCGATTCCCCTCATAAACTGAGTAAATTGATTGCATGAAAGATATATTGTGCGATAAACTATATTAGGCTGATATTTAGACCTAATATTTAATACACCAGTAGCCAATTCCTGACAGAAGCTATCATACTTTTCAAAAAACTCATCTTCATTTTTAGCAGTGAGATTAATGGTTAAGGTGAGACTACGCTCATCTACTTTTGGGGTAGCGGCTATTACACGCTTGCCATGTTCTAGTCTTGATTTATTCTCTATAAACTCTTTATTAGGAGGAGGAGTCATCAATGCTGATAAAGAAGATGTATCCATACTGATTCCCCAATTATCATAGGAATCTTTATTGTTTATAAAAAGTTCACCTTTGGGCATATTATATATATTTTACAGTTTAGAATTAGCGAGTAGAGAGTCCTTTAGTATTAATTCTTACTTCGGATATATCAGTCTTTATATCATTTAGCAATTTCGTATATTTGGCAATATCATCTAAATAACTATTTGTTATGACATGCTGGGTTAAAATGTTGTTGAGCACTTCATTTCCAACAGACGATATACTTGTGAGAGAGTTTATCCCCATAACGACAGCTATCATTTGATTCTTGATTTCTTCACCAGCGATCTGAAGGGCTGTGAAACGACCTCTCAACTCTCCGGCATCCTCATGTGTCATTTCGGTGCCAAAGCCTTTCTTGGAAGATTCCTGAGAAGTAGACGTACCACCACCCACAATTTGTTCCCACGCCTTTCTGTCTTCAAGGGCGCCATTTACGATAGTATCCCATCCTTCTCTTAAGTCCTTAATATCAGAAGATGTAATACCTCCTTCTTTACCCATAGCAGCAGAAAAGGATTCATACCATTTCCTTAATTCATCTTCATATCCCTTCGCGAACATTTGAGTGAATACAGCCTTTCGCATATACTCTCCAAAATTATCAGCAAAGTCTTTAGATGAAGCATCCATGTCCATGAGAGTATCTATGAAGCTGTCAAACAGGCTATCGAATGACGTCTGAGTCAATTGTTCTTGAACGGCTTTCTGAATGTCTTCTATTCTCTCTCCACCTTCAATAATCTTATTGAGGTAGTTTTGAACATCTCCATCCAACTTAGACCAAAATCCAGGAGCTTCCTCTTTTAACTTTTCAAGCTGTTCAGCCGTCAAGTCAAAGAGACCGGAAAGTCTTCCTCCTATAAAATCCGGATCTTTGCCGATTGACTTAGCAAACTCGTCCCATTGATCCCATAATTCCTGACTCATGCTATTGCGAATACGAACACCAATAGAGTGGGAACCGGCAGATGCGCCAGATTGCAATCGTTCTCTTCCTAATATTTTATAAGACTCAATGCTTTTGTTTGCTATTTCAATAGCTTCATCTCCCGCTTTAGCAGCTTCGGGACCATAAGACATATCTATGTATTCTTTTTTCTTATCAATTAACTCATCCCATATTTCATTTAACTTGTTATACTCATCAACCATTTCATTGTAACGAGAATAGTCAGCACCACCAAAACCGAATAATCCGGCAATAGTATTCCCAACGCCCGCCAAAACGCTAACTGCACCTGTGATAGCACTAAAAGGTTTGGTTAAGTCTATTCGTTCCAGCCCACTCATTACCTGCCCTATACCATCCAAAGTCTTGCTTATGGCTTCTGGAACCTTTACCCCAAAGTTTTCAAGCATCCCAACAACGTCATTGCCAGCATTTACAACCTCCATACCTTTTTGCCCGATAGAATTTGCTGCTTGAGTTAACTTTGACAAGGCTTGTTGTCTGTTAGATTGAGCAGCGGCCAAGTTATTTTCTGCTTGGGTAAGAGTCAGTAATCTAGTAGTTAATTTTCCGTTCTCATCGGTATATACTTTAGTTATTACCTCTCCTCCCTGAATAACAGTATTTAAATCCTCTTGAGCCTTGATTACCGCAGATGTAGCATTACGATAATTATCTGCACTATTTTTCAGTTCTCCCAAGGGATTACGTACTGTTATTTTTAGATCAATTTCTTTGAAGGCATCTTGCAACGCTTTAAGATCAGTAGGTTTTATATCTTTAGCTGCTTTATTTATAACCTCTTTCAGGTTATCACGCATCTTAACCAGTGCCTCAGTAGACTGAGCATCAAGGTTTCCGAATATGTTTGCAAAATTGATAGATGATTTTAGTTCTTCAAAGCTAACTTCCTTCAGTTTATTTTCTTTCTCTTTTTCCAAGGACTTCTTAGCGCCCTTGGTGGTAGCTTCACTGATTTTAAGGTTATATTCTTCGTTTATGGCAGCTTTTTTTTGTTGAAATGTACCATATTCTTTTAGATACTCTCGCATTGCATCAGCCTCTGCTTTTAACTGATTCTTGGTCACATCGGAAATCGCTTTATCTCTTTCATTTTCAGCATTGGTATAACGAGCGGAAATTTCAATAGACTGCTCCGAAGTCAACTTTCCACCCTGTCTTTCGCTCAATTCTTTTTCTTGTTTCTTGATGGCGTCAAGTTCTTTTTGATAGTCAATATCAATCTGTTTCAGCTTTTTCTCTGTGCCTTCCTTCATAAGATTGATTTCCGCTTGTTGATTTTGGCGACGAAGCGACAAAAGTTCTTCGGCTGTCTTTTGTTGTTCTTTTTTTTGCTTATTAGCTGCGGATTTTCGCTTGGAAGAAGAGTCATAGACTTTTAATTCTTTTTCTGCCTCTTTTAGCTTCTTAGTGTTATCTTTATAGGATTTTATAACGGAAGCGTCAATTCCTTCAAACTTACCAGCATCCAACAATTTTTTTTGAGAAGATGCTATAGAATTTAAGGCATCTTCAGCTTCTTTCTTTTGACCTTCCCAATACTTCTTATTGAATATAACAGGTTTCTCGGACTCTTTTTTAGCTTGCTCATCAGCTTTTTCAAAATCTTCTAAAGCTTTAGTATAAATTTCAAGTTCTTTTCTTGCAGCAGATAAATCTTCTTTCAATGCCCCCGTATACCCTCCTCTATTATCAGTTTTAATTATACTGTTTTCCAGACCTTGTATTTTTTGTTGAGACATTACAACCTTAGTCTTTAAACCAATACGTTGCTGCCTTAAAAGTTCATCGGTCTCAAGTTTAATAAGCTCCGCATTTGTCTTTCGTTTTGCAGTTTCCCAATCCATGTTTTGGAATACTTCAGGCATTAAACGCTGTAATTGGCGATATGCTATGAAACGTTCTTCTATGGATTTGGATTCATTACTTAAAGTATTTGATAGCTCACTTGCTTTGTTCTTTATACTTTCATAATGATTCTCTTGTGCTTCAAGTGCTTCGTTTGTTTTGCGAACGGCTCTTTCTGTTTCAGTCTCTGCTGTGGCAAGTTTATAAATGCCATAAGCCAATCCAGCAACAGCAGCTGCAGCTAATACATACGGGTTCTTTAGCATTGATAAATTCAAAGCATCTTGAGCTTTTTTAGTTAAGACTAACCATCCATAGTGAGCAGCTTCTTTTGCTGTCAAAGCTGTAATCCCTGATGCTTGTAAAGCTTGCAAAGAACTTGTAACCATTAGGGCGGTGCGATATGCTCCATAGGTTCCTACGATTTCTAACAGTACTCGTCCTACCTTCTCATAGTTTTCAACTAGATAGGAAACTCCAGATAAAGCATCGTTAATGATGCCCTCGTTAGCCTTGCCTATCTCATTGAACATGGTAGCAATAGCATCTTCTATGTTAGAGATTTGTCCAGTAATCGTCTTTGATTGTTCTTGCATAAGGTTGTAGAACATTCCGCCCTCATTAGTAAGTGACATGATAACCTTTTGAACTTCCGGAAAACCAACCTTTCCGGCTTCAACAAGTCCCTTAACTTTATTTTCCGCGACATTAAATTGCTTTGCTAGTTCGCGAATCATAGGTATACCACGACCAGTGAACTGATTGAGGTCTTGTGTATATAAACGACCTTGGGTCATTGTAGTACCATAAAGATAAACGATATCTCCAAGAGGTTGGGATAAACCGGCAGCAATATTACCCAAACGTATCAAATCGTCATTGACATTTTCTACATTTTCCCCATAAGCAAGGAGTTGTTTAGCTCCATTTGCAACTCCTTGTAAGTCAAATGGTGTAGCAGCTGCAGTCTTTACCAGTTGTTGCATAAGAGCATTTGCTTTTTCTTCACTGCCTAACATCGTCTTAAATGCGACTTCCAACTGTTGAAACTCACCGCGAACTTGAGCAATATTTGAAATCAACTCTTTCGCTGTAAATCCCGCTCCAAAAGCAGCAGCAGCTTTAGTCATACGGTTAAATAGATCTTCAATACTTAACCCACTTTGTTCTATTTGTTTAGAAGTGTTTCTTACTCCATTCTCACATTCATGTAATTTGCGTATGAAGTTGGAGTTATCGCCAGTGATATCAAAGTGTAATCCAGCCATAAGTCTTTTCGATAGAAATAGTTCCGTGCAACATTACACGGCAATACAAAGATAATAAAAATGACGTAGTTAGTGTCATTATCATAAGAAAAACATATTTAATACATTATTTTTTTATCTTTAATTTTGTTTGTATTGTTATATAAAATATATTTGTACAAACGTTATTGTAAAACTGTAAAAATATGGATTTCAAGGATCAAATTTTACAACTGTCAGACCGCATAAAAAAACAAAAAGATAGCATATCTACAGAAGAAGCCACAAAAAATGCTTTCATAATGCCATTGATAGCTTCTTTAGGGTATGACGTCTTTAATCCTTTCGAAGTTGTTCCGGAAATGGACTGTGACTTAATCAGAAAAAAGGGAGAAAAGATTGACTATGCTATAATGAAAGACGAAAACCCGATACTTCTTATAGAGTGTAAGCATTGCAAGCAGGACTTGAATCTGCATGACACCCAACTACAAAAATATTTCGTAGCCTCTAAGTCTCGCTTTGGAGTTCTCACCAATGGCATAGAATACCGTTTCTATACTGATTTGGAGAAGGTTAATATCATGGATGAAAGGCCATTCTTAGTTGTAAATATGCTAGATCTATCTGATGCAGACATAGAACAACTAAAAAAGTTCCACAAATCTTATTACAATGAAGACAATGTTCTTAGCACAGCAAATGAATTAAAATACACAACGGAAATAAAGGAAATTTTCAACAAAGAAATACAATCTCCTACATCTGATTTTGTTAGATTCTTTGCAAAACAAATATATACAACTGGGCAAATCACACAAAAGGTAGTTGAAGTGTTTACCCCACTTGTAAAAAAGTCAATGTCTATTGTAATAAATGATATCATAGCTGAAAGGCTTAATACAGCAATGAAAAATGACGAACAGTTCGAAGACACAACTAATCTTTCTAGTAATTTAGCTAATCCCCCCAAAGAAAACGCAGAAAGCAAACTACCTGAAGGAATAGTTTATATGGACAAGGAAGCAGGGATAGTCACTACACAAGAGGAAATGGATGCTTATAACATTGTGAGAAGCATACTTAGACGTAATGTAGATGCTTCACGAATCACCTATAAAGACTATAAAAGTTACTTCGTTATAAGCTTAGACAACAGCCAATGGTATTGGATATGTCGTATTTCTATTGGAACTAGGAAGAAGCAAATAGGAATACCAGTAGATAACTACAAAAGTTGCGACTGGATTCAAATTGATAGCATAGATGACATATTCAAATATGCGGATAGACTTGAAGAATCGCTTAAAATAGCAATGAGAGAATAATAACCAACAAATTATGAAGAAGATTTCATTTTTTATCATAGCAATAATTCTATTAACAAGTTGTAGTTCAAATGAAAGTCCTATAGATGAACCAGATCTTCCAAAATACCAAATCGATAGTGCTATCCCGATAGATGATCTAAAACTACAAGCTTATATCTTTGAAGGAGATTACTATATAGAGGCTATTGATGAATCAGGGAACAAGGTGTTTACCATCAAAGATAAAGCAGAAAATTATACCCATGATCTTGGGTTTGGAGATAAGAGAGAATACATAGTCACAGGGTGTTTCCTTCAAAGTGCCTTGAAAAAGGATGATTATCTCTATATATTGGTAAGTTTATACGCAGATATAGCTTATCACCCACATAAATTTATCTTGAAAATAAAAGATGGGAAGGTTGTTGAAAAAGAATATTTTGACAAAGAATATTATTCTGGTTTTGAAGAAACGATCTTCTATCCGGAAGCAATAGCAGATTGGTATGGAGAATACATTGCCATTTATAAAACTGCAAGAACAGGAATTTATGAAATTGGAGTATTGGATAGTGATTTAAAGCAGACGATTGGGAATAATGATCCAGGCGCTGAAAGATGGGTTAAAGAAATTGAAAGGAATAATTACATACCTATATCTTACAATAATATGGTATACATCTATGACAATATGGTTGTGTGTGTTGACATTTCAATGTATAGATATGATAAATATCTAATTTGGCAGGTCCCCATCACCGATGAAGAGATAAGAGTCAACAAATCCACATATTCATTAGATGGAGATAACGTAATATTAGACATTGAAGCCACTACTAAAATAGGAGAAAAAAAGAAATACCATCTGATATTAAATAAGGATACTGGAGAAATAGTTTCCTAATTAGATGATTATATAATTGTTCTATTTCACCGATAAATCACGGGAGTTTTTGTATAACCCTCGTGATTTTTTTACCTTTTATTTCTAGCTTTTGTTCTATTTGTCGCATTTAGTCCCATCTCATAGCTTTTATCTTTTCCATGTTTTTCGGGTCGTCTGCATTGACAAATGTCCTGTCATTGGAAATACGGGCTTCTTTCTTTTCTTCGTCAGTAAGATATACGGAAGTAATAGCATCTGCCATCAACATTTGAAGAAATGAAAAACTAATTTCCCATACAATCTGCTGTGGAGTCATGTTGAGTTTTTCACATGCTGGTAATATTAGAGAACCAAATACGCTTTTACCGCCAAAAGTGATGGAATTGCCTTTCTTGTTTTTTATCATTGAAACTTTAGCTAGTTCTTTACGTTCCCGGTCAATTCCGAAATATTTGATAAACTCATCCGTGTTATCTTTAGTAAGAACCATAACAAGAAGTTGCGCCATTTCTTCATTTGAAAGATTTTTCCTCAAAAACTGGCATCTACTATTTACAATTCTGTTATTAAATAGTTCTTCTTTCTTGTTGAGCGTATGGTAAGATAATAGCTGGCAAACAGTCTCTTTTTTTTCTTGGCATAATCTTAATGCTTCCATATATGGGTTTGCTTTAATAATATCAGCCTTCATATCAAGGCTTTCAATGAGCCTTGAAAGTAGATATGTTTTACCTAATGTTATTGGATATAGATAAAAATGTCGCTTATTAACCCGAAAACCGTATGGCCTTTCCATTATGGTATCAGCAATATTCATTTCTATTATTTTTCGATCTTCAATCATATACTATTACCTTTTAGAAAACAAATTGGCTATCTTCACAGACCACCTATTTCAGATTCGAACAAAAAGCCTAGAGCGGACTGATGGACCTGCACCATCCCCTTCACTCTGGTAGAGCGACGCACGCCTGTGTGTGCTTAATCCGCAAGTGTGCATCTATAAAGCAGATGCACAAAGGTTTAAACTATATCTATTGTAAATTATCCGCCTATGCCGGAATTGGGGGCGACTTCAAACTTGTCTCCATCACCATCTTCGTCGTCCGGGTCACACTCTATTTTTGTAATAGATGATCCTGTTGTAGGAGTAACAATAATTTTACCCCATTGAACTTGTTTCTTTTCAGCGGCATATTTTAAAGCGTCAAATGTATATGCCCACACACCACCATCTGCACTAGTAAACGTATCTTCAACTGACACTGTTGTCTTTTCCATACAAAATCCAGGAACTTCGGGATCTTCCGGTTGTAGTGCAACAGCATAATTGTGAGCAACTACGCCATCACTGTCGTTGATAGGTCTTTTGCGGCCTTTTGCTGCACGTATGTTGAGTACAAGGGCATAGGTGTTTTTACCATACTTGACATCTTCATTTTCTCCACCTTCAATTTTGGCTTCTTGTTTGTCGCCTTTTGTTGTTGTCAACTGTGTGGAATCTTCCACGGGTGTAGGAAGCTCTTCCCATTTGGGCGAAGAAGCATCCAAGTCTTTTACGAAAATTCGGGGTTTACCCCATCCGATTACTGCCATAGTTCTATATCACTTAATATAGTTAATACTTATTCGTTATTTATCTCAATGTACAGTTTGTTATTAATGAAATGTTCTGTATGTCCGTCCTCAAAAGGTGTATTTGTAGGACTGGTTTTTTGGCTACATTTTGATGGGGTTGTGTGGTATTCATCTTTTCGTATGGAGATAAGGAATTTGCATAATTCACACAGCTTACCTACGCGTAGAGTATCTTTTTCCCACGCCTTTGTTTCCGAATTCCATAGATCACGGACATACACATTGACATTAACATAAGCTCTTTGGATTTGGCCACATCCTTCATTGGCAAGTACAGATATAACAATATCCTCTTTGTCTGACTTGTTTGGTCTTCCTCTATCACTTAATTTGCCGGTAACATTCCTTTCAAGGTCTGTGCCCTTAATTTTGTGATAGACAAACTTAGCTATTTCAATGTCCGATTTCATTTAGCAATCTGTCTTTTTAGTTTCTCAAGCATCTTGGGAACCTGGTCTATTGCCCATAATTCCGTTGATGCAAGTACGTCCTTATTATCCTTCCTTTCTACATATTCAGCATAGTTCATTCCAGCAACTATAACAAGTACATAGTCACTGGAATACCTCTTAACAAGTTCCTCTGCCAACTTTTTACCTACAGTTACGCCTTCCGAGCCTTGCTTTATCTGATTAAAGTCCGAGTATTGGATAATACTACCGTTATAAGCTATTACATAGCCAACTGAGCTGCGCAGGTTACCGGACTGGTCGTACCAACTTTTATTACCGCCTCTATTACGTACTCTTGAAACGCATTGTTCCCCAAGGTAAGACAAAGCGCGTATTGTTAGCCTTTCAACCCGATTTGCTTCTTTCATAAGAACCTTATGAATTTCATCCAGCTTGGTAGTCATTCTTATGCCCATAATACTAAACCCAAATTTTGCACTGAAGTTGGTAACGATGGTAACCTTTTACTTCAAATTCCCTTTCAATTCCTCCGAGAAGACTTATCTTAACCCTGTCACCAATAGCAAAGGTTTGACAATTGCTTGGAAGACATACCGTATATGAATAGCTTCTTACAACACCATCCTCAAACTCTCTTTCTTCCGCCTTCCCAGAAGGCACGGCATCACAAGGGATTGAGCCTTTCCATTCAGATGAACCTGGATGATAATTTCCATTTTCATCTTCATAGCCAGGAACAGCTACTAAGTATTGTAAACGGTGTGGATTTCTATTTATTACTGCCATACTACAACAAACAATCTCCTACATATACCATTGGTTTTGCCTCCAGTTCTACCGAAGGCTCACCAATAGTATTGTAGATGGAGTTAACACGTAATAATATACGTTCTTTATCTTTATCGGACAAAGCCCCAAAGGATTTGTCTGCCTCTGAGAAATTGATAGCCTGAATCAAAGACCAAAGACAATCAGCCAATGCACCCTGATATTCGTTAGAATGAGCTGTATCAAAACTAAACTCTTCGTATCCATTGAGTTTACGTTTGATCATTACATTCTCTACAAAACCCATTGGAATAGGATAATGTATTTCGTCTATGAGAGCTTGCTGAATAGTCTTCATTGCTTATTATGCTTTATGAGATTCAACGGCCTTTTTCAATGCTTCTTCGTCTGCATCGTTCAATCTGTTGACTGCTGCAATGAGTTTGTCATCAGAAACGGTAGAAGTCATATTCTTACCTGCAATCTTGTTATATTCCGTCACAAACTCCGGCTTTTTGTAAGTTGCTCCCCAGATTGTAATCTTAACGTCAGAAGTATCTTTTTCTTCTTCTGTGGTATTTACCTCTTGAGCTTCTAGAATATCCAAAGAGTAGATTTGATCTACATTTTCGATAACCGGTAAGCAAATAGCCTGTCCGTTTGTAAATTCCTGTAACGGATCTGTCTTAGAGTAACGGCTAATCAACTTGTATTCATCAACGGTAGTATATTCAACTCCATTAACAGGATTAGTCGCTTCAGCCAAAGTTCCCCATACAAAAGAACCTACATTATCAGCAGAAGGGAGAAATATCAATTTATTCGCATTCCACGGTTTATAAGATGCCCTTTTACCGTTCTTTTCATAAGTTACTGAACGGTCAATTTTCAGGAATGAGATACCGTTATATTGGTCAGAGAACGCTTCATCAAATAATGTAGAAGTAGGTACAGGCAGCTTAGTATCATTATCAAAGGTTTGACCTCGATAATTTGCAGCTAGTTCTTTAGCCCATTGAGACTGACGCATTTTGTTATATGTAGATAAAGCCAGCATAATAACTGAAATACTGTTATCATCATCGTTAGCTTTATTTATAACTCTTTCAATATCATCTCCTGTAACTTCACCAGTAGTAACAACACCAAAGCTATGTTCTGGCAAATAACCATAATCAACACGAAGACCTATACCAGTATTTTTATCATCATCACCCTCAACAATGATGATGCCATCGGAGAGTCCTGTAAGGAAATTTGCTTCATTTCTCTCATCAATACCAATAGAGCAAGCCGTTCCATCGTCTAACATGCGAGTGATTATGCGGTTAAGGACAGATTTTTTAGCTGCATCCGTGCTGGCATTGGATAAATGAGCTCTCATAATGTTGATGGCATTAATTTGAGTCTCTCTTAGAATCTTTTTAATTCCGATCTTAGGCAATTCCCCGTTTGACCGTGCGATAGAATCTCGCTTTTTAGGTGAAAGCGGAGAGTCCATAGCTACCATATCAGCAGCTACATATGTAGTATTAGCAGATGTGCCTTCCCATTTTTGATCAGGAGAATATACCTTAGTAAGCATCGTTTTGTGAAGATAGGTCAAATTCTTGTTTGTTCCATTGATCTTTTCTTTCACATATAGACTCAATTTAGGCCATATTCTTCTTACAAATTCAATAAATAATGATTCATTCATCTTTCACCTCCTTTTAATCGTGTAAAAAAGTTAGTTGTGGCAATGCCGTTTTTAATGCAGCCTTGATGCTGTCAATAGGATAAGGACTTGCCACGTCATTCACTTCGCCAGCATACATGATACCAACGAATGGTTTGTCGGCAGGCTTGGAACAAACAACAACACCAACATATTCATGATTTCCTGGCAATGATTCGTAGGCTGTACCTGCTGAATTAACAGGCATTGGCTTATAAGTATCGTTTTCTGTATTGCGGATAACAATGTGCCCAGCTTTGATCACAGACTGTTTAAATCCAGTCATATCTAGCGTCCGACCATTCATAATTCCGCCTAAATAGTTACGAATAACAATCGAATCCATTCCGGTTAAGATTGTTTCTTGTTCGTTTACTAAATCAGCTTTTGCGCCCATTTTTAATTTGCTTTTGATTAAAGACCATTAGCTATTGCTATGACCTCTTCATCGGTTAATAATTCATCTTTTTTTTGCTTCTTACTTCCTGCACCTGGAGGATTACCTAAACTAGAAAGTCCCGCGTCGGCACGCTCCTGGTTGTAAGATCTCAAATCTTCCTCAACTTCGGAATAGAATTCTTCAAACTCTTCATCGTTCTCAAACTTCATCTTATTGAAGGATTTCAAGGTACGAGTGCCGAATGTACCAGCGTCTTTCAATAAGGATTCAAGCTTTTCTTTACGTGTAGTGGTAACTTTTTCACCTTTCAATGCTGCGATTTCGTCATTCAGTGTTTGTACTGTCTGAACCAAACCTTTAGCCCATTCCGGAGTATCATCATTCTTTCCTCTGTTTTTGGGATTTTTGGTATTTGAACCAGTTTGACGTCTTTGATTGTTCGAAGATCCGTCGTCGTCATCATCGTCATCGTTGTCGTCGTCATCTGTTTCAGGGTGATTTTTCTTCCATTCATCAAGCAAGCGATTGGCCTGTGACTGGCCGAAAGGTAAGTAACGTAGTGCAGCTTCAATCTCTTTATCGATTTCGGCATTTACGTCTTCATCTGAGGCATCTTCTGCGGAGGTAAGGTTATCGGCAATCTGAGCAGCGATACCCTTTAGCTCCTTTTGACTGAACCCCAACGCCTTCGTTTTAGGTTTCAGTTTCAAAAAAACTTGCTGTTTTCTGTCCATTGTACAATGTTTTAGTTACTAAAATAGCCTGCATAGCACGTATACCAGCAGACTATTCGCTAGAACTTTACTAAACATTAGAGCAATGAGTCTTTACGACAAGTTCTGTGGCGTACGTCTTCATACGCATCTGATACAAAGGTAATAAAAGTGACATTAAAAATGCCACTTTTCATGTTAAACTATCATAATAAACTCACGAACAGCAGTAATCTTGTACCTTGTGCCGTGAAACTAAGTGTAATTGCATCTCAGTGGTTATTATTTAAGATATAACGGGTTATCCTTTAAAAAATATGGCAAAGTGCCTTTCTTCTTTGCGTCTACTATGCGTTTCGAATTTGTGCCAACCCACTGTTTGAATGCATCCGGCACATCCTTGACTTCATTCACGCTTTCAGTTGTGGAATCACTACGCCCATCCCATTCCCAGAATTCTTCTTCTGTTTTGAGGATAGGAACTTTATAACATAAGTCATTCGGGTGCCATCCTGTCCATGTGAAATCTTTTGGATATTTACCTGCAAGAGTATCACAAATGTCTCCATGAGGCATACGACTATGATGTGATGAGCTCAATTTTATTTCGTATCCTACGACAAAATCCATCTGCTTCCAACGTTCATTTTCGGCTGTTCTATAAGCCATGTTTATTTCTGAACGGGCTAAACGAATAGATCTGTACTCACAATCTTGTATATGTTCCGCACTTCCATATTTGCTTTTATAATCTTTTTGCAGTGATGGAAAATTAAGTAAATACTTGCTTATTTGCTTACTCAACGTAACAGCACTAGTTCCTTTTTTAATAGCGCATGAGATTGCAGCCTCCAATTCTTCTTTGTAGATCATAGATTGCTGCCAAAGTTTTGCAGATATATTGAGCCCTTTATCTTTTCGACTCTGGAATGCTTTCAGAGCATCTGAATTTGTTTGATACAAGACTTTATATTTCTCTCTATCAACTTGTGCGTTATATGCTTTTAATACTCTGTTTGCTATCAAATCCTGTGCTTCATTACTATTTTTCCATTCTTCGGTCGTACCGCGATAGATAATTGCGTTTATATCTTCTACGAAATGTCTTTGTATGTCGTCAATTTGTTTTTTAGTTTGAGGATAGTCAGACCATTTAAACGGTTTATCACTATCGGAGGAATATTGAGTGCGTGAAACAGCCTTGGCTGCTTCCAAATTCAGTGTATCGTATATTTGCTCAACGAGGGATACATATCTGCTTAATCTCTCGTTGAGTTCTTGATACTTCTTTTTCTGATTTGGAATCTTAGGCTTTGCCATTATTTCATATACTTTTTATCTTTGCTGTCTGTGGATATAGATGATGTTTTACAATAATCTTACCATAGATCGGACAATCTTGAACCACATATTCCACTGTAATGACTTTTGCATGTTTTTTCATATTTATTCCTCCAAAATTCTATCAGGTGCCGGCATTTCCAATAACCGAATAGCTTTAATTGTTTCCTTACCCTCTAATATAGCTTTGCATAAACGATGATAGCCATCAGCAATTTGACCTACTTCATCAAGAATAATAGGGTATTTAAGAGAACATTGATTCACTCTTTTGCATTGGAAAATGAAACTATGAAGCTGATTACACTCAAATGGCTCAGCGGTAAGGTCTATATTCCATAGTGGCATATTAAGCACTGGGTATTCTTTTGCTTTTGCAAAGTCGTAGAGTGTTTGGGCTTTCCAAATCTTATTTCCACGATGATATTCACTTTCAGCAAAAGTTATATTATCTATTGGAACTTTCATACTATTCTTTCTTGATATATACTTTGATTTCACCGGTAACATGAAGTGCGTCACCGACTTTTTCAACATAATATTCTATCAACCCTCTTTGAATGATAGAGTTTATAATCGATTGGCGGACTTCATTTTTTACTTCTTTGATAAGCATTTCATCTGATTTCCGATTAGACCAACCTTCGTCAAGTTTCATCTTCTTACGATAATCCTTGATTTCTTTTTTAGTACGGACAAGACAGATGCCTAACTTCTTGGCTTCGTAATTATCAATCCTTTCAATACTCCTCAATCGTTCTTGTGGATTGATCTTCTCTGCCAATCTAATAAGCCAATTTGATATTCTTTTCTTCATTATATTTAATTTAAGCCAGCTGCACAAACATATACTTACGCAGTCTAAACCTTTTCTACAACTTGGCAGATAGGCTATAAACCTTCATCTTCATAAGCCATTTTTGCACTCATGACGCCTACCTCACTTACTATTTTGACGGACAGCCCCTTTTGTACGTCAAGCTCAAAAATAACATTGTCATTAAATTGAGTGGAAGAGTATTGGTACAATAGTGCATACTCCATTCCTTCTATCTTTGCGTATATAATAAGCGTCCCATTTTTTTCTCTGTCTATCTGTATTGCACATTTACCAACAGAAATAAATTCACAGGAATAACCCTGTTTTTCTTTACTAAATTTTAGTACATCAGTTTTTGCCATAATATTTATATTTTAGATTGTTATTCCGATTGTTCGAATATATTGCTTATCCTGCTTTTGGAAGCCTCTGCATCTTCTTTTTGAATTTGGGAAAGAGTTTCTTGTGGATCAGTAGAGATACCTAAGTTTTTGATGGCTTCTAATTGGCTGACAACTGCCTTTCCGCCACTTGCCGTAACCCACTTTTCTATTTCTGACTTTTCATCATTTTGAATAAACGGAGTTATGACATGCTCAACCTCAACATTATCTACTTCATCTTTCCAAGAAACATTCATCATTTTCAAGAAAGCTCTGATTACGCTACATTCACGTTCAAACGTTTCTATCCATGCACCACTTTCATCTCCAACCTTTAAATGAGCGTCAGTAAGTAAAGTCTGCCTTGCATCAAATCCAATATTGCCAAGAGACTTCATGTTTTCAAAGGAAATATCCGGCATTTGGGATTGTGACCAGAACAGTTTAACAAGAGTATCTACATGGTATTTTAACGCCTCGATAGATTGTGCCCATGAAACATAGGACACATCCCCGTTTTGTTCTACGCGGTAAACTCTACGGCTTTCTCCTTTATCTTCTCCTCCTTTCATGCCACCAGCTATTTTTAGGATAGGAGCGGAATTATATGCGATGACATCGCTATTACGTGACAGAGTATATTCGATTTCTTTTCTGATATAGGAAAGACCGTGATAAATGGGAACAGGACGATAGGTGTAGACTCCAGGGATTTTCATAATAACGACCGGTTCTAATTTTACTAATTCCCAGCCGTTTCCCTGTTGTTTCCATTTATAATGGATGTTTGACGTGTATGTTTCAAAGAAAGTAACTTCTTCATTTTTCACCTTTCTAGTGTACTCAAAAGACATTGCGATCATATCACCAAGTTCATCAAGTAAAGGATATAACCTAACACCGTCCATTGGTGAATAAGTTTTGCATTTTAGCTTATATTTACTTTTAAAGCCATATAGAGTGTTGGGACTCTCAACCGTGTACCAAATGGTGAACACTTCACATGAAGCAAAGTAAGCATTGCCTCGCTTAATATTTTCACTATCAATACGAGCATACTTATATATCGCTTCAATTGCTTTCGCAATACTTTGGCGGGTTTCATTATCTTCTATGTTATGATATACACGTTTAACCGGAATAGCGAACATGAATTCAGTCATTCGCTTGGTGAGAAGTTTTTCAAGTCCTATATAGATACGCGAAGCTCTCTCTGTATCTCCATTAGAACGGACTTTGTCTTTACGAGTAACTGTGTCAGATACAATCTCATGCTCTGTAGGTTCGTAGTCTTTGAGAAGTTTATCCCATGATGGGACTGTTACAGACTTTTCTTTCAAATCGTTGATAATATTATCAACGGGCCGAGTATTGTCTAAGATAGCGGTAATTTCGTCCATAGGCTGTTCCGTACTTCTTCATACGGTGATTAGTTGAACATATATAAATACTCCCCCCAAAAACCGGATAGCACAATACGCACTATCCGGAAACGTGAAGGAGCACGTTAGCATCAAATGCTACGGTGCAAATATAATAAAAGTGACTATAATAATGCCACATTTAAGTAACTTTATTTTTATCTAATGCTTAGATACCTTTTTCACAAACTCACCACATGCTTTTAAGGCATCAGATAATTGCTTTAAATCATAATCATCTTGTATCTCAATAGTATACTTTGGAAATTTATTACGAATAAGCAATAATCTATCATTTTTATCATCTTGCCGAAACTCAAATACTGGTGTAGGCAAAGCTATCGAATACCAATGGGAAAACATATAGTCGCCCATCTCTGCCATGATGTGCGCTATTTCGTTGGCACAATTCGAGTTGTTCGCATACTTGCTATCATCAAGAATGGTAATCCTTTGAGTTTCGTTGAACTCGTGTTCTTTAAACTTACATACTATCAAGTTCTCTATATCAGTCAAGACCCACCAGTTTGGCAGGTCTTGACTATGTTCTAATTTAAATCTGTTGGTCATATTATTTATCTTCTATTGAATAATCGCCACTTGCAGCAGGCGCAAACTTATCTACGATTGTTCCAATTCTTAAAGCATCTTCATCTGAGATTTCAATTTGCATATCTTCATTACAAATCATTTCAATACTGTTACTTTCAAATATCTCAAGTAATTCACTGTTATTGCAATATAATATTTTCATATTCTTTGCCCGTCATGCCGATAGCACAGCTTATAAGATTAATTATTATTCTACTTCTTCTGCTTCAATCACATAGCTTCTTCCATCCCAATCGAAAGATCGGGTACCATCACTGAATGTAGGTGTAGCACCATCCACATACTTGCGTGAACGGATAACGGCAATACCCCAGTTGGCGGCGTATCCTATTTCTTCGTTGTCGGCATACTTTTCATTGAACATATCAAGAAGCATCTTATAAGCCTCTTTTAGAGTCAATTCTCTTTTAACGATTATTTCTGTCCTACCATTAAATTGGATGTCTCTGTTGGCAATGTAGCCATTTGTTTTTGCGATGATTCTGTAAGTTGCCATAATAAAAACAGTTTCTACGTGTGTCTCACGCCCGTACGATGGGTATTAATTAGTTCTTTTATATATGTAAATATAGTAATATTATTTGGATTGACAAAGTATTTACGATTATTTTTTTATCATTTCTTGGATAAATTCAATCTTTCTTCACTCGTATAAGCTACTGCAAGACTTGTTTTATCATACCGTATCGTGACATACCTTTTGTCTATGGTATAGAAGTCGTACATAGTACATAACTTACCCAACACTTTGCCAGTTGCTTCATCAGTGGGGATTCGGGGCTAATCATTAAAACTAAATCTGCTTTCATAATCGTGTATATTATGATATCCAGAAATCTGTTGGATTAATTACATTAAAAGACTTGAATTGAGACCAAACCTAAAAACTAAAGCGTTGTTTATCTCTCGATCGGTAGGATTGTGATCAAACTCTTTGACGAAATCATTATATCTACCTCTTATAATGTACCTATCTGTTAGTATCTCTTGTCCTTGTCTGTCCACTAATGTACCAATCGGATGAAAAGAACAACTATCAAAATAATGATCGTCTTTATTATTGTACACCTTGTTTATTCCATTTTCTTTTTCTATCTTTGCCTCATCATCATGGAATTGGGTGGTTGTGGAGACTGCCCTTTTTCTTTTTTCCATAGCCTACCTCCTTACTTCCTTGAAGCCTTTGCTAAATAAACAGCTGCCATCTGTTCACTTTCATCAATAGTATTCACTTTCCCCTGCTTCATCCATGCTTCTATTTCAGTACGATCAAAGTACAACTGTTTTCCATTAGGTTTGTAGTGCGGTATTTGACGATTACAGGTAAGTTTATACAAATGACTTTTACTAAGCCCAGTTAATAGCGATACATCATCCAATGTCAGCACGTTCTTTGCTGCCAATAAGGTATAAACTAAAATCTGATTAATCTTTTCTTCCATTGTTCTTGTTTTTATATGGAAGAGCCTTAATGCAGAACGTTGCTTTCTCTAAATCCTCTACTTTGGTGATGAGGTATGCTATTGCTTTAGGCATAGCTTCAAAGGTTATCTCTTCCTTCATTATACATAACTACTGGCTTCATTTAGGTTTTCGATTCCTGCCATGATAGAAAAAGAAAACCGCTACCTCGAATGAGATAAAGGTGCAAAAGAATAAACAAAACAAGCCTACACCCAGGTGTACACCTAGGTGTAAATATTAGTATTCTTTGTCAATATCTATTTTTATTATAGTCGCTTGTAGCTTCATATAGATGTCGTTTACCCTTTGACAAAAGGCTGCTTGTATTTCTTTCTTGTCCATAATCTTATTATTTTAGTTCAACAAATGTATTGTTTATTGATATTATCAACCATTCTGATTCAGCCATTGTTCTCACATATTCTGCAAGGTTTTCCTCTGTTCCGAGGATTCGTTCAGTTGTTACACGTCTTGTTTTGGGATTCATCACTGTTATTGTCCAATCTGTTTTCATAATTGTGTATATTGCGCAGGGCTTTCGCCCTGCTGGTTAAACTTATCTTTTATCTATTACCAAATAATGGTCTGCTAAACACTTTACCCACTGTATTCTGTATTTCTTTGAAGCACATCTAAATTCAATGTCTCTTATAGCAGAAAGGATGTCAGACACGTTCTCATTATAATATTTCGCAAGTATAGTTAGTACGTGATAGCTTTCTTGTGGTGTAAAGTGCAAAGAACTTCTATATCTCTTTGCTGTCTCATATACTCTCTTTGAGAATGATTCAATAGTTTCAAAATCTTCTTTTCTATAATTGAAGAGGTCTGTTGCTTTCATTGCTCTTATATTTTAATTGTTAGTAATATTGGTTTCTTTTAGTATTGTAAAGAGACTCATTATCAATGAATTAGCCAAATATTTACACAATTATTTTAGTCATAAAACACTCATAACCAAAGATTTAACTTTTGCTATAAACAAAAATGGCGCCGACTTTCACAAGCCAGCGCACATAAGAGCAATGAAAACACAAAAGAAGTGTTTTCGGCTACAAAGGTACTAAAAGAAACACAACTACAAAAAATCTTTGAGCAGCTCTTCATCGCTAATAAAGCTGTAATCCCTAGGATAGAATGTATTCGCTAATGCATCCATATAGTCAGGAGAACGCTTGATACGTTTTTTGATGTCTTCTTTAGCCTCAATGATAATCTTTCCATTACTAAGAAACTTCCATTTAGTTTCAGTCGCTTCTTCCATCAACTGATCACATGGGGGTAAAGCTGCACCAAATCCATTTTTAGGATTGAGCCAATCACGCAAAGCCCAATACAAATATGCTCGCATATTGGCAAATTCATATTCTCCGGTAATATCATGCAATCCATCCGCACCTTCTGAATATTTACATGAAAAAGCATTTGTAAATTCTTCCTCCAACAAACGAGAATAGACACCTGCACCCTCTCCTATCGTATCAATAAATGCTTTTGCTCCCTTCTTCTTTAAATATGGTATTGTCATACCTACTACATGCATGTGATCCGCACGTCCAGCAGATTGATGCACTTCAAATTGAGTAATATAGTTTCCATATCTCGGACAAAGCACACTATTGTCTCGTCCCATACCGGCAACGTCAACCCCTAACTTGCAAGATTTAACAGGAATGAAACCGTTTGCTTGTAATTCTTGCCAATTCCTGTTTGCTATCTCTATCCATTCATAAGGTATAAGTACATCTTCAGAAACTTTTGGGAACATACCAAGTACCTTAACTCGAAATAAATCATTAGGTCGGTATAGGCTACCTTCCCATTTGAAATCGCCTTCTCCCTCATTAAAGTCCGTTTGCTGAATGGGAGAGCACCAATTTATTACTTTGTCTTTTACCCATTCATAATCTACTTGACCTGGAATTATAACTTGTTTTTTTACCACATTCTCCGCATTAAGAGAACTAAGCCTAAACTTAGCAAAACGTTCTGATTTCATGGCTCTAGCTGCATATCCAGTAGTAATATTAGGATTAAACACTATGAGCATCCGAGAATTTCCCTGTAAGTTACCTTCTATCGCATTATAAACAATTTCGGATATACCTGATGCCTCCGTGATAACAAACATGGTATTTGCTGCATGAAATCCCGACCATGATTCAGTTGCGTTGTCATCTGCTTTAAATCCTGTCAAAAACCATTCTTCATAATCCGTTCTTATGTCATCAGCAACCAATCTGCCTGGACAACAAAAAGGAAACTTTGCCCTTGCCGCACGAATCAACCTTCTGATTTCAGGAGTCATAATATTTTTCACTTGCCTCCCTGTTGGTGCTGTCATGGCCACCTTGGTATTCCCAACAAGCACACCTTTTTCATTAAATCTAGGAGTAAGATACATAAAACACAACGAAGCACAGGCCGCAACAAAATCTTTTCCACGAGCAGTTCCACTTGCAACAGCAGTCATGGGGTTATGTTGGACAGACTCAATAATAGCTTGCTGCTCACGATCTAATCTTGCGCATAATGCATCACGGACAAATTTATTCCAATCCTTCGACCAATACGCTATAATTTCACTTATGAGTTTCTTTTTTTCATCCTTTGTCACCATTCTTATATGAACTGGTTAATGATTTTAAAGCATCTACCCAATCATCATTAGTAACATTTACATCTTGTTTATCTTTCCATTCATTTGGTCTACGATTTTTTAACCAAAATATTTGTGCTGTTGTATCTCCCGCGACATGCTTTTTCGTTTTCTTTACCACAGTCGTTTGACCAGATCCATCCTCTCCTATTTTCACCTCAGTTGTAGTTTCCTCAATATCATAGCCAATAGCTCGTTTATATAGAGCACTCTCTACCTTCATGTCGGCTTCGTCTTTACCTTCCTTCAACAAATCTATAACTTCAGGATGTTTCTTTAGTATACTTTTGAACGTAGTAAGTCCTATTCCAAGACGCACACATAAACCTTTATTGTCAGCCCCATTCCTACAGTCTGCTATAATAAGATCTTCCTTCCCTTTTATATATTTATCATAAAGAGAAATCTCCATTTTGGGCCTACCTCTCCCTGCCATATTATACCTCCTCTTCTTTCAGTTCAAGCAAAAAGGCTTTGCAAATATCAATCATACGTGCAAAAGCCACCGTATTACTTTTTATATTAAATTTTTTCTTAACCTCTGTAGCTACCTTAATAAATTCTTCATAGGAGCCGACAACTATCGAACTATTTGCAGATATTTTCTGTTTTTCTAGTTCCGCTAGAACAGCTTTGACATCATTGCTCCTGCTTTCAGTAAACAAGAACTTCATTTCGGTAAGCTCTATATCCCCATCATTAATAGAGACCGTGGGAATCTTATCCGTATCAATAAATTGAATGCCGTTAAGACCAGAAAACTCTCTTGCTTCAATAGTGCGCATCTCGCTATAAATCTCCTTAAGCATCTGAGCATCATCTTTGCCTACTAAAGCATTATGACTAAGCACATAGGCAATCTGCTTATCTTTATCAACCTCTTCAATATACAAGATTAGAATATATTCCAACTTAGCTTTAATAGCAGCTTTTAAGCGATGATTTCCCGACAAAATGAGATATTTACCGTCATTTCGTTTCATTGCAAACGGGAGCTGAGATAAAAAACCGTCTTCAGCCACATTTGCTGTTAGTCTATCTAGTGTGCTTTTTTCCATATAGTGAGCATTCTTCTCCAACGGAACACAATCGTTTATAGGGCTTACATATGCTAACTTATATGGAGCAATCAACTTGTTTACATCATCCAGTTTCCCCTGAATAAGATGAACATCTTTCACTTCTTGTATTTTTTCAACCATAATCTATATAAATCCTTTAATGAATCATCTAAAAAATTAGCAGAATACATTAGCTTGCCTTCATCTCGGCGTTCTAAATCAAATACTCCTCTATATTTCATTGAAATTGGGCTTGTTGTGTACACGGTAGTCTTCACTCCATCGTAGTAGTTAGCCATTTTTCGGGCAATCAGCATTCTTACATTATGAGACTTAACAAGCATGATCAATAATTTACTCAATCTCTGAGTATTTGAGTTTACAACAAAATCGCTTTGCATAAAAATCTGCTCAAGAGTAGAAAGTTTTTTGCTAAAAGAAGAAAAACCGAACGCTTTTCCATCAGCCATGAATACCAATCCCAAGTCCCCACCAGTTGTATAGTTAACCTTATTTGCCATGTAAAATGCTTTATAGTAGTTCACATCACTAACTGGGCATATCTTTGCTGATATTTCTGTGCTATCTGTAAATTCATAATCCATTGGCAAAATATGAATACATGATGGCTTTATATTTTTATCGCGTTCAATGTAATAATGCTTATCCCGCTTTACACTAGAATAAGTGTATATCGGATTCTTACTAGGCCCCAAGTTTATCTTACCAACAAGGAAGTCGTTTATTTCCTGGAAATATCTATCAGAATAGATGATGTTTTCATCATTCTCAAGAAGACATTTAAACATCACCCCACCTTCTTTGGGGTCAAATACATTATAGGGAGCATGAGCATATCTAAAACTATCTTCTACATAGCTAAACATCTTCTCATATCCTCCTTTATAAGTGGGAGGAAAAGCAATACCTATCCCCTTACCTTTTTTACTTTTTAGGAAGTCAAAAAAATCGCCATAAAAGAAACTGCTTATATTAAAATTCAAAGCACCCTTTTCTAATTTCGATATGGTATTGTGATAATAAATGTCAGCCTGCTCTATAAACGAATTGAACATTTCCTCCTGATAATCATTCTTTCTTTGATGAAAGCCTGATACTCTCATGGCAAACATTACCTGAACAAGATTTTTATATCTTGTATCTTTCCAAGTATCAAAAACCAGACGTAATTCAGGATTTACAACTTCAATATCTGTATTTGTGTCAAGCAGCAGATCAGAAATTAGCTTAGAATATAGGCTTACATCATTGGAATGTACAGTATATCCCATGTTGGACATAATTTTGTCGGTCGTGAAATTACCGGAACATCCGATAAAAACATCTTTCTTTTCTACGCCTTTCATTATATCTTGAAGGAGCAGTTTTACTTCAGGTGGTGTCGTTCCTTGGAACATATCAGTATATTTTACAAGTTATGTATGACTTCATACACTAATTTAGATTTAATGCCCTCCTGGCGTATTCCAGGAAGGCTTAAATACAAAATCAACCATTTCTTCATTGAGAGATAAGCAGGAGTCGAACCTGCACAAGTATCGTCTGCTTTCTCGCTTTCGTCCGTAGATTGGCTATCCTACGATCTTTAAACTACTCAACCTGTTACTAACAGCACCGGTCTTGATGACATCCATTCTTATGTACACTTAGAATTTCCGTTCATTTAGTCTTAGCGCCCTATGACCATTTTATCTCTTAGTGGTGGCAGCAGGACTCGAACCTGCAATGCTTGGCAATCTTCACGTCTTTGCGTAGAACGGGATTAAGTTTCGTTTTACTTTGATGCCCCGTTTTCATAACATCGTAACCAAGTCTACTAAGAGTTGTCAGCGTCTATCTATTCCGCCATGCCACCAAATTTGCGTGTCTTTCCACGTTGTCAGATTGTACAGACCCAGCTAAAGAAAGGAGTCGAACCTTTCTGCCATTTACTATAATCTCAATCACCGAGCCGACTCGAACGGCATTCGCGGAGATGCAGAGTTCCGACCTCTATTAGTTTTCACGAACCTTTTGTTTAGCAAACAAAGCCTGCTCCTTGCAGGTTGCTATCTCCAATAAATGATATAGGCAGGACTTGCACCTGCACGATAGGATTGATACGGATTGTCAGGTTTTATTTTCAACCTATCTAACACTTAGCAAAGAATTTCACTTTACGATTAACCGTACTCAATTAACGTCTTCTAATTCCGCCACTGTATCATTTGAGCGGAAACAGGGAATCGAACCCCACTCTTTGGCTGGAATACCAACGCTCTACCGATGAGCTATTTCCGCAAATGCTTGTCTATTCCAAGCTGTCAATGGTTTCCGTTTTCAATTGACGTGTGTACCCATAACCATAAAAAGCCTCACACATATCTTTAGAACAAACTTGCTTGTTCATACTTAGGTTCTTTCTTCTCAACAACTCCAAACTCTTTGATTTCAATGCCAGTCTTTTCGGTAAGCCATTTTGCAAGTATGTGGCGATGGCAGAAATCACCTGGTTTCTCATAGCAGCATAGAGCAACATCTTGGCCATCACTTAATGTCTTTATTTGCTCCACCACCTTCTTCGCATCTTGACTTTCAAGAATATTGTTGTATAATCTAAGATACTCATCATGGGAACATGCGGCACTTATCATATACCTTGTTGGAGCCACATTAACCATTTGTGGTACTCCACTAATAAATCTTGGCCGTCCAATAGCTACGCAAATAATTTTAATTCCTGCTTCTTTTAATTTTCGGCTATTACCGAAATAACTTGTGTAAATTTTCATTGCTCTTTTTTTATTTTTATGGTGTAAAGATACAAAATATGACATATAAAGTGTCACTTTTAGTCATAAATTTATCTAATTTGATGATTTTATTGTCTCAACCTTGTTACATTTCATCATATGGTCTGTCTCGTGCCACATGTTGAAGGTATTACCAAGGTAGTACTTGTGAGTTCTTGCTCTGATAGGTTAAAGGAGTAACAAACCAATCTTTATTGCCTTATCCATCCTTTAAATACACTTTTACAATTGTTTTCATTGCTTTTAATGCTAAAAATGTGGATCGATATAATGACTTTGGTAATGAAGCATAAGCAAAACACCGCCCTTGTACGCTTGCCCATCTGCCACCCAACATCCATTTCTTCTTTTAGTGAACACCTTTGCGCCACCTTCAAGTTCTGGTAAAATCTTATAATCACCAGCATAGTAGTCAACACATTCCGTCTGGTTAAATGTAACCTCAATCTTGCATGGAGAAATAATTTTGGTAACAGTAGCCGCTCTCCTATCAGAATAGTAACATATAGTACACCCTAACCCTACTTCAGGAATTAAATTTCTGATGGCTTCCGCCTGTTGCCTGTCCCTCTCTTCTCTCCATTCGGAATACTTAACCCCATCTGGACATTTTCTGTTTTCGATTTCTCTAAGGATAGCAAAACTTTCTTTGCTTGTTAATTTCTTCGATGTTTTCATTGCTCTTATTGATTAATTTGTTATTTTTGATATGTAAAGATACAAATAATATATTGATTATAAGTATGTTAAGTCTAAAAAAACATAGAATTAAGTTTTATTTAACTATTTCATTATCAAGTACTTTGATGCAATAATAGACTTGCTTTTCTCTATTTCCTTGTCGGTATCAATTCCGAGTTGACGATAGAAAGAGGAATTACCGGAAAGGCTTTCTCTTGCTATTTTCAAGGTTCTTTTTTCTTCTTTGGTAAAGCCTATACGAAAAGTAGAAAAGATTAACAATGCCTCTTTTAAATTACCAGAACGGAACAATAATATCCCCTTACTTGTTTTTGTTTCCATTGTATATAGGTAAATCTTGGTAATATAATATATTTCTGCCACACATAACAAAAAGCCTATTTTCTTTAACATACCAATAATAGTTATACATAGGGTTCCAATTAGGTCGGCTATTCATTTTTGTGCAATATAATTTTGCTTCTTGAATCATAGATTCCCGCAATTCCTTCAATAAACGTATTTCAATATTCATGACTTTTTGTTCAATAAATTATCGTACCTTGCCCCAAATACGTTTGGTGCAAACTTGCAATATGATTCATTGCTTTTATTTTTTATGCAAGACTTTCATCCTGTTGATTAACCCTATACTAAGTGTATCTCTCTTGAAGGAACACCTATCATTGTCCATATTTTACCATCTTTCAAATAATCAACAGAATATTCAGTTTCAAAAGTGCATATATTTGTATAAATGCCGGATATTGTTCCTAAGATATCATCTTTCTTTGTAGTAACAACTACTGATTGTCCTTTCTTAAATTCTTCTTTTTTCATTGCTCTTATATTTTAGCTGTTAGTAATATTGGTTTCTTTTTGCACTGTAAAGATACTCATTTTCAGGTGTTTAACCAAGACAAAACAATCTAAAGCTCCTTTCTTAAACTTAGTTTAACTTATTATTAACCAAGCACCTAGTCTATCAATTTAAATTCATAAACAAAAACATAAGGATTAGATGCAAACATTCCTTTGCCTGAGACTTTATCTATCAGGGCAGAAAAGGCTTCTCTAGGACTTCTTTTCATATCTTGCCAACTAAACATCTCAAATCTGTCTGATAAATCATATTTAAAAACTGTTCCGTCTTTAGTATATTTTATAATCCCTTCTTTCAAACAGTCCGCTTCCGATATGTCCTGTAGGCGTTCGCACTTGACTCCGGTGATTCTGATATGTTTCTTGCAAGCAGCAGCCGAAACAAACATCTTGTTATTCCAGCCTGCGGAATGTTTCATAAAACCACGAATACCTAAGTCTTTGGGATCTCTATCTAATGAGTCTGGATCATACCCTAAATCCTTGTAGCTTTGTGCAATGGCAACTACTTCGCCAACTTTATATTTGGGGAGAATTTGTCCGCCATCAATCATACGTTCATCTTCGTCATACATACATATTTCAGTGACTTCACCAGAAGGTCTCTTACATACAAAATATCCTGCAACGTTTACACCTCTAAACTTTAAAGGATAAGTAACTATTCTTCTCGTCATAGTCTTCCGACCTTCTAATACAGCTTGTGTTAGGGAAAATTTATCGTTAAACATTATCTTCTTCATGATTCCTCCTTCCGATTATTGATTTCGTCTTTACTTTGATCATTTCGATTCTCCTTCACATCTTCCCAAGCAGTCACTATTGACCAGAATAGGTTTAACGCCGTTACCACTACAAGAATTCCTGTCAACCATTCTATTCCCAGATGGTAAGATATCAAACAGGATATAAATGACAGCCAAAATGTTATCTCTTCAAATTGATAGTCTTTCATTTTATCGCCCCCTACCATCTTCTAAATAATCACTCATCTTCTCATACTCTTCACAGGTTATTTCCTTCCAAAAGGTAATCACACATCGCTTTTTATAGGTTTCCTGAAGAAACTTATGCATTTCTGCTAAATTGAAACAACCATCATCAGCATAACGTATTCCGGACCCGAAGAAGCCTTTACTTTGAAAGGCATAATAGTAGAACTTTTCCATTTTATTCCTCCTTGATTAATTCCGGATGATCGTAGATATTAGCAACCACCCGAATTTCTTGTTTATGATCGATCCACCAACCGGGAGAGACTTGCTGCCACGGATACATCCATTTTTTATTTAAGTCACTAATATTGGCAAGGCAGAAGCAAGCATATTCATCAATGTATTTAACTATCTTAGGATATTTGCCGTTAACGCTGATAATGTCTCCTTCGTATATTTCCTCACCATTCCTGTTATACAAGCCGGTGAACTGGCCTATGGTTTCAAGACAGACCTCATACATACCGATGCTTTTCCCTATTTCGATATCGTTTAAGGATGGAATGACGGCATATCTATCCTTTTCGATCTTAACAAGAGAGCCATACTGCCACTTTTCATCGTATATGCTTTTGCCTCTGAATTTTATTGTACGGTCCATTTTACTTCTCCGTTTTAAGTTCTTTCAATATTTTCTTCGCTATCTCATAATGATTCAATTGCCAACTGGTATAAACATCATCTGTGTGTTCATCGTAATGGTTGGCATATACGTATGCGTTCAAGTTTTCACGAAAGGATTCACCGTCTAAACCTAAATCATCACAATCATCGTACATTCTCAATTCATGAGCCACCTCCTTACATTCTTGATGTGTAACAAAGTCATCTATGGTTCCATCATAGACATTTGTCTGACGGACATATTTTTGTCCTATCGCTATCTTTTCACAACAAAACTCACACCTATGTTCTTTCTTGGCTGTTGGATAAGTTTCTCTTAGTATTGTTGGCATAGTTATTCTCCTTTCTTCACTAATTCCACTTCTGTCGGCTCGTCATCTTCCCAACTTACTTCGGGAAACAGGGCGGTATCAAGTTTAATCCAATCAAGCATAGTTTTGGCTGGTTGCCAATATCCACACTCATCAATCTTTACGGGTCGTGCATTGAAAAGGCACAAATCACCGTCTTTGTCTCTTGTTACATACATAACTTATCCTTTATAAGTTTAATTTACTTAATATCTACTCAATAATTTGTAAAACATTCGTTTCTTCTCGATGTATTTAAGTCCGTTTCTGCGAAGTCCCCTTTTAGTCTTGGACACAATCATTTGACAACCTCTAACGCCAACATATATGAAACCCGAATGATGACTTTTAGCTTCTTTAAAGGCCCACCAAATCGCTTCACGACAATATCTGTAACTATCATTTTGAACACCTTCATAGCCTTTTCGCATTATGAAATGTCCAATTTCGTTAGCTTCTTCTTCTGAATAGCAAATTGTAAATATATTATTCATCTAATTCTCCTTTCTTTAGTTCCTCACAATGTAACTTATAAGCATGGGCAAACATTTTCAAAGTAACAGGCTCAAAAGCAAAGTCTGCTTGCTTGCCTTCTACTACAACTGAAACACATAAATCTCCATCACAGAAATCAATATATGCTACAGCATCATTTATCCCCTTTATAGAAACAGTTTGTGACTGTATAGTATCATTCATTGTTAATCTCCTTTCTTTCTAATTCGTTACCATTTGTACATTAATTTGAGTTATTTGCCTAGAATCTGCTTCATACACCTACGGAACTCTTTTATAGAGGCAGGATTCATATTTTTACTAAGCATGATTTGCGATATTTCAATCGGATTATACTTTCTGTATTCAACCGGAATCTTTCCATATACTCCGTATTCCAACATTGATCTTCTAATATCCATTGGGATTTTCAAAGTTTTCAAAGCCTTCTGCTGTTGTGGAACGGAATAGGGCTGATAATTACTATCCCAATTCCCAAATACAGAAGTAACATAAAGAATCTTTTCTGCTAATCTTATTTTCATTTCTTTATCGGTTATTCGTTATCATTTGATTCAAGAGGAGGAATTGGCATCCAATGAGTTGTATCACAACCGCTAATCGTTTCATAGGAATAATTATCACTCCAGAAATATGCATCGCTATTATCGTCTGTATCCAAAACTGCAAGCCTCACTGTACCATCTTTAAGCCTGATTAATACAGGATCTCCTAATTCCGGTAACCTATCCTTTACGCTGACCCACGGGGATTGCTTTGCCTGCCATTCAGCGCCTTGAATAAAATTTGTTATCCCAAATTGCGCTAAGTTACTACCTGATAAAGTACGATCAACCGTTCTATGGTTAAACAAGATATTTTCTTTTGCAACTTCTTCTAATGTCTGTTTCATATTAATTTTCATCTAATTTTATCATATCTATTTTACTGACAGCCTTTAAGACTCTTAGAATGTCCTCCTGAAAGTCTATCACTTGTTGATTACGAACACTCTTCTTTAACTCTATTAGGGATAATTCCTGTATTCTTATCAAAGATGGAATGTCGTTAACCAACTCAAGTGTAATTTCTTTCTTCTTAGATTTTTTCATATTTCCTCCTTTCCTTTAAAGTGTTCGATTAGCTCTTCTACTGTAGCCTTATGATAATTGTCCACATTAAGGTCGTTAGGCATTCCATAAAAATCCATTCCGGGTAATCCTCCGTCAGAACCGTCTCGATATATACCCCAATCTCCTTTGTCATTAACAAAGAGTTGATTATGGTCTGTGTCATCTCTTAATGCGGCAATAGCAAGAAATAAATTTTCATTTGTCCCGCAATCAAGAAAATGTCCATATAATTCCTGCGAATAGGAGCAAGAGAAAACGGCTTCTCTCCCATGATATACTTTAATGTTGTCTCCAATAGCATTTAATCTTTCATTAGAAAGAAGTGGTCTAATCCCTAAACGTTTCAAAGACTCTCTTAATCTTTCAGTGTTTTTTCTAATGAAACATGGTGTTGTAAATCCCATAGTTAGTTCCTTTCTGTACAGTTTTACGATTTTCTTTTAGTTCTTCTTCGCTGACATTCTTGTTAGAAAGGTCGCTAAGATTAGAAATAGTAGTTATATTATCAGGTTTGCAAAACAAACACATTTGAGTATATGGTGAATATACTCTTCCACACTTCGGACAAATCCAACCTTGTTGCCCAAATATTCCGTTATACGGATTGATTGCACTTGATTCTTGTTTCATAATTTATTTTTTTTAATTATTCATCTTGAAAATCATCAATCTCATATTCCCATTCCATTGCATCCGCTTCTCGAATATTATCACTAAGCCATTCTTTTGCGTTTTCAAGCTCATCATCCCATTCAGGTACATCACCACCTTCATCATAGGCTTTAGCTAATTCATTATAAACTTCGTCAGGGACTTCAACATTACCAAGTCCAACTCGATAAGTTACTTTGATTGTTAAATCTTTAATATTCTTCATATTTCCTCCTCTCTTCTAAATCTTCATCATCTATATCTAATACCAGCCCTCCATTAAGAACATGTTCCATCATCCCTTTAGATAGCTTCATTGTCTGTTCAAGTGTAGGTCTTTTCCACCTAAATACTCGAATGTAATCCGGCACATTCTTAAAGGACCTTGTATGTTGCATTAACCCACCACAACTACATCTAATAATAAAGGGAGTAACACCTTTGGCTGCGTATGTGGTAATTTTATTACGACCACATTTTTCACACTCATATAAATCATACGTTCCGCGACCATCGTATATTTTAGCATCTTCAATGGTTGATGCCATTTTTGTATATCTCTTTGTTATATCTTTTTTTTTGTCCATATCCGTATTTTAAGTAAATGTTTGATTTTCTCATGCGCCGATTTCATCGCTTCATCAGAAGCCTTTTCGAAAAGGCTATCTGCTATATGAAAGTCTTTTTTAAAGCGATTATCAGGAACAACATATATTGTATCTGTTATTTCTGTAATCCGTTTTATGGGAAACACAGTCAGATATACATTCTCGGTTTTACAGCTTGCTACTATGACAACTGTAAGAATTAATAATATTTTCTTCATTTTTCTATTGTTATACGTTAAAATACTCACTACAAACAAATCCCTTTCGCGGGATAAAGTCTTTAAACTCACAACTTCTAAATATCCATTTCTTATCAGCCCATCCGGCTAAATCCTTTTGCCATTGCGGTATAATTTGATGCGGATTATTCAGGTCCCTATAAGGCTGGCAATGCGGCAAGAACCGACCGCCTTTGTTCTTCCAATGATTGACACGCTCAAACGATTCTTTAAAGTCATTCAGCAGAATACAGTAGAAGAAGTATTCGCCTTTGTAACCGTGCTTATCAATCAAAGCCGTAGCCCGTTCACATTCGGCAATCTGGGCTGGTGTATCACAACCGAACCGTATACGCTTAATCCATTTAACACGAGCAAGCAACCGGGCTATATCATCCGTTACCAGCCGGGCATCTAAACCTTGATTGAAGTCTACACGTACTCCCATGGAGATAATCTTTTCAATCTGCTGCAAACCGTAGTCGGATGCAAGTATGTTGTTATCCATAAGGATTATGTTTTTGCGACCATTGACAGCTATCTCTTCAATATCCACGTATGGGGTAATCTTGCCTTCTTTAACAGGAACTACACACCATTTGCATTTGTTAGGGCAACCTCTTGTCAAAAAGCCATAAGCCAAATTCTTATCAACATTATACAGATCGTAATCAGGAATCATTCTATCAATTTCCGGTAGAAGAACCTTTTTTATGTCATACCCTGTACCACCTTTCTCTATCTGATCAGCATTAGTTATCCATTGCCGGTAATCCTCTGTAAAGCTGAATACTTTAGCCATATAAACTTTATCATAATGATCGAAAGGATTATACCAATCAACCTTGTCACCTCTTGCCTTATGATAGCTGCTTATCTTCATCAAGGCAAGATTAGGATAATTGCTATCCACAGCCAATAATCCAATATTCATTTCTATTTTGTTTTACACTATTAATATTTTTCTTTTCTCTATACGAGCTTTATCAGGATCTTTGTCAGGAGCAAACCATACAAGATACCATTCGCCATTTGCAAATCCTTTCCACATTTTACCATCATATACTCCTGTTGGCATTGAAGTGGAATATTCTGCTAAACCTTTAAAAGTCTGCTCACTCATAAGAGCATGAGTATCATCCAATTCAATAAACCTTCTGTGAGGCTGTCTCCAACTCCGACCTAATGGATCAGTGATTGGAGGTATTATTTGTTCTCCGTTCATAACTATTCATTTTATATACTTGTATCAATTCAATGCTTCTGTACGCTGGATGCAGTTCTGATATGCGTTGCTCGATTTCTTTCTTTGATAAACCTAATGGAATCTTTATTTTATCTTCTGCGCATCCAGCTACGACTTCTGGTATCGAATATAGATAGCGAACTATCCACTCTGTTTCATGCATACTTGGTTTATTAAAATGGATTTGTATTCCAATAGTTACGCCAATGCCCGAAACAATCACATCGGTTTCCGTCATTTTCCTTACGAACAAAAGCTAGATTGTTTCTATCAATCAATGGCTTATTGTAAGGGTATTGTTTG